ATGGTTCTTGTCCCGCCGGTGTTACATCACCAATTTTAGTCACATTAGAACTTGCACCACCATATACTTATGGGGTTAGTGATGGTGATTATATTACAAATGTAACTTTAAGTGATATTAATAACACATCTACTGAAGACGGAGACGCATATTCTGATTACCTTTCAATTGTCGGTAATTTAGATATTGGTGGCGTTTATACAATATCTGTTTCAGGTACACTAACTTTTGGTTCGTACCCTGGTTATGTCGCTTGGATTGATTGGGACCAAGACGGAGTATTTCAAACAACAGAAAATGTGTTATTATCAGCACCAGGTGCAACAGGTTCCGCTTCTGTTAATGTACCAAATGATGCTATCGGGGGTACAGTTAAAATGAGAGTACTTTCTGTTTGGAATGCAACTCCAACAAATGATGCTTATTATTCGACAGGGTATGGTTATGGTGAAATAGAAGAATATAGTGTACTATTAAGTGTTGCATTACCTGTTGAATTAACTCAATTTGAGGGATTACCATACCAACAATGGAACGTAATAAAATGGTCTACCGATTCCGAACAAAATTCAAGTCATTTTGATTTAGAATCAAGTATTGATGGTGAAAACTGGAGAAAAATAACAACAATTCCGTCAGCAGGAAATTCAACAGAAGAATTAAAATATTATTACATTGATAATAATTTAAATAGTATTGTTTATTATAGGTTACAACAATTTGATATTGATGGTAAATTTGAAACATATGGTCCGATAGTTATCACAAGGGATAGTACAAACAAAAAAATTGTTAAATATATAAATTTATTAGGGCAAGAAGTTAAACCTGAAAATGCACATGGAATTATAATTGAAATTTATGATGATGGAACTATGAGAAAAATGATTAGATAAATGAATAGATGGGATATGTTTGAAAGGTTGTTTGCATCGGCATTAGCGGTGGTTCAACCTTTCATCATTTATTTCCTATATGGTGATGAACAAGCAATATCAAGATCATGGGAAACACCACTCCAACCACTTTTCATAATCACAAACACCCTTGTTAGTTTTTTCTTTTTTAAAATACCAAAATGGAGAGTACCTGCAACACTTCTTTTACTTTTAACTTCATTTTCAGTAACCGACCATTTTGTTTTACATAATATTTTTGCAATACTATTTTTTATTTTTTCAGGTGTTTCATTATGGAGTATAAAAAAGTTTAGATACTATCTAATTATATTTTTGTTATCTTCTCTTTTTTTATTTAATGGATTATTTTGGGCGGAAACTTGGGGTATAATAACATTAGTATTTTATCACACACATTTAACAATATACAGATATTTATTAGATAATAGGAAGAATCTATGAACATTAATTTAATTGTTAAAAACATATTGAAAGAGGCTAATTCTGACAGATATGCAGGTTATTATAATGGACCATTAACAATGGGTGAAATAGATTGGGAAGACAGTGCTATGGGGCCCTTTACAAATAAAGTTTCAAAATTTTTTAATGCAGATTTAGAATATGATAGTTATGATGGTAGTTTAGATTCACACAAAAAAAATAGAAAAAAATTAGAATCAAAATCTCGTAAAATTTCTAAATATAATAAAAAACATCCTCAAGCAAATGATGAAGACGGAGGAATAATAAATCAAACACCTGGTAAAGGTAAAAGAATTGTTCCTGTTAATGAATGGGTTGAATTAGATAAAATCCCTCTAAATGAAGATTTAGCCGTTTGGTTTGGAAAAAAGAAAAAACCAAAGGGTTCTTCACAACCAAAAGGTCCATGGGTTGATATATGTAGAAAAGTTGACGGTAAACATCCTCCTTGTGGAAGAAGTGATACTAGTAAGGGGGCATACCCTAAATGTAGAGCAGCTGGAGTTGCAGGTAAAATGTCAGATTCACAAAAAAGATCCGCATGTCAACAAAAAAGAAGGGCCGAGAAAAAAGACACACAATCAGGTAAAGGTCAAAAACCTGTAATGACATCTTACAAACCAAAAAAGAAAAAGACTCAAAATGAGTCTTTAGATATTATAATAAGAAATATTTTATCAAGTCTTTAACAAAAGGCTCCTGAACAATGTTTTTTACCGTCTAATCCTTTTATTTTTCCTTTACAAACTTGTACAGCATAACCATTTGCATATGCACTTGGGTACACGTCAAATTTAGCCTTAGCTGCGGACTTACCTCTAGCACATAATTTTGTTCCCGTTTTTTTACGACCTTCTTCAATCATATCTTCGTCTTCTTCATAATCACTACCGCCTTCCATTTCATTTTTTAAAAAATCAAAAACTTGGTCCATATTATTTTTAGCTTCAGAGATATGGTCTTGAGCCCAATCGTGACCGTTTTCTAAAATAGATTCAATTTCATCTTGATCCATATCTAACAACATATCACATTGTCTTCTCATTTGTTCAAGATTTGAAAAGAACATGTATCTACTTGAATGTTTTTTTTCTTCTTCTCTTAATACTCTTTTTATTATTTTACTGATATCCATTTTTTTAACTATTTAAACCATTTGGTCCACCTAATACAACCATGTTTAATTGCATTATAGGGTTATTATAACCATCAGTGTAGATAGGGTGAGGCGTAGATACCGAGTTAACTGTACTACCTGTTGATCCACACTCACAACATATTACACATGTGTTATATTCTGTATTAGCGCTTGTAATAATTTGATCAGGACAATACTGACAACTGTAGAAAAAATATGCCACAGACATACTTTCAGTTGATGCTGAACTAGGTAGTGGACATACACTTGTAATTGTATAACAATTTTGTCTTTGGTCTCTTATTGTGTAATTTGGTAAAGTAAATCCATTTCCAATTATTGAAAGATAATTACTTAAACTAATCGTTACAAAACTTTCTTCGTCCGTATCACACTTAATTAATCCCACAACAATACTTGAAGTACTAATACATGTTGTGCAACCATTATATAATTCAGTATTACCTAAACTATCTTTTTTGGTATCATACCACGTTCCAGAATCCACACCTGAAGCGGCACTATCTAATTCAACACAAACGTATTCATTTGAACCCCACATTGTTTTTACGACGTTTCCTGCGGTTAATCCGGCAGATGAAACTGTTGTTACATAAATGTCTTGACCTGTTTCACAAATTGTTCCATACCATAATTCAAAATTTGAGGTTTCATTACAATTAGTACAATCATCAAAAGTATTTACACTATATAAAGTATAATCACCACCACCCGTTGTAATATTACCTATAGTTGTGCAGGATTGTTGATATGGATCCCAATAAGTTGTACCTGATGGTAAATATTGATACAAATAAACAATTCCTCTGTTTGGTTCTTCACTACAAGTACTATACTCATAGGTAATTCCATTACATTCAATACAAGGATCACATCCTGGTGATGGAACAAAATTTAAAAAATATGGACTTGAAATTTCTTCATCCGTTGGTCCTACAATTCTAAAACACCCATCATCAGTTGATAGATGTGAATAATCACCAATACCAAATAAAGTTGAAGACCAAACAACTAGTTGATTTGTTGGGTCCGTACAACTTTCAAGTAATATTTTTTGATTTTCTGTTGCTAAACAATCTTCACAAAAATTACCATCACCAGGATTACCATAATCAGAAACAAATGTCCATTCTGGTGATCCCGTACCTTGTGATCCAACAACACCACAATATATATTTGTGCCATCAGTGTATGATATTGTATTTCCATCATACCCAGGTAATAATAATACATAATCAGTAGTCTCTTCATTACAACGACTAACCGAATAAGTTGTTGCATTTGCTAAAAAACATTCTTCACAAGCAGTTGTCTGCCCCGACGACACGTAAGAAGTGGTTGCACCAACTATTGAAGATAATGTTATTTTATTATATTCATCTTCATTAAGGTATTGTTGTATTGATCGGACTTCCCAACAAGTTGTAATTCTTGAAATTATTTTACCAACAACGTCAACTGTACCATAAAAAGAATCACCTGCCGTTGGTAAATAACCTAATTCAGATATTGGTACCTCAACATCTTCTATATCACTGTTACAAGTATTAAAAGTAACAGTACCAAAGTTATTATTTAAACAATCATAACAATCAGTATATATTGTTTGAGCATTTAGTGTTGAACCGGTTACGTCCGAATCGGTAATTTCAAAACAACCATACTTTGAAAAATCTGATACATTAGCATACACAATATCTCCTATTGATATTGGTAGACCATTGTAATTTATGTTTAGAGTTCTTCCTGTATTGTAACATAATTGTGCATTATCTGCCATAATTTTTTATTTTTATAATTTATTCACTATTTGAAATTGTAGTTCTCTTTTATAAGTATCTACGTTTTTATCACTTATCACTTTTACGTCAACAAAATATTCATTTGGTATTTTATCTGTTGTGTCAAAAACAAAATAGTATCCGTCTGGAGTTTTATTTATCCTTGTCCAATCTTGTACTTGTACTTCTGTATTTGCCCCCTCTCTAACATATATTCTATAATAACATTCCACAGGATTTAAAACAGAATTAGACGAATAAGCTTGTTTGATTGTTAAATTTACTTTCCTAATGTCGGTATTTAATATTTTTTCATTTTGTTTTATACCACTTACTGAAAATCCAAAAATTTTAGGGTTACTCGTTGTTGTTCCAATTTGATAATTTCCTGCGGTTTCAAGTACCGCGAATTCATTTTCAACATTAGATAAAGATGTACCGTTTATTGATAACCCCTTCCATACGTCAGAAAATAAACACGGTATTGATGTTGATGTGAACCCTGATATTGTAACTTTATAAACACCCTTTGTCACTAAACAAGTTGTAAGTGAAGTAAAACCAACTACAGGATCACCATTTGAATCCAAAATATCAACCGTTGGTAATGTGTCTAAATTAATTGGGTTGCCATTTTCATATATATATAAGTATAAATTATTATTCACACCAGCATAAAAATTATTTCTATCATCATTTATAAAATCATCATATGTTGTCTCTAAAAATGGCTCATAAAAAGTTTGAGTATAAGGAGAAAAGAAACCAACCGAATAATTTTCAGTCATACCTGAAATATTTTCAACTTGAGGTAAAAAAGCAATTCCATAACCGGTAACTCCCGTAGTTCCACCACTTAAAATTGAGTTTATTTCATTGGACATATTAAACTCTATATCTTCATTTCCAAACTCAAAGTGTTGTGTATCAATAATTGTTAATCCGGTATAATTTACACCTGTACCTGTGACAGAATTTGTGTTACTGTAAATGCCTGGGGTCGTCCAACCACTTATAGTTAATGTCTCAAACCAATTTGACGGTCTTTGTGAAAAAGATCTATCATTTAAATTTGTCACACCAAAATCGTAGTAATCATAACCAACACCACTATCCCATGGTTGATTCTGAGGGATTCTAAATAAAATTAAATCAAAAGACGTTGCCCTTCTTCTTCCTTGAGATGTTTTATCGTTTATTAGTTCTTTATCAAAAAAAGATGTGTTTTTCATTCTTAAAGTGTGACTAATGTTGTTAAATTTAGTACACCCGGTTGATATTGTATAATCTAAAAATTTTTCAGTAAGTTTAGATAAATCTATGTTAAATATATAACGGCTATATCCTATTGGTTGAGCCAAATTATTTACCCTACCGTAAAATAATTCAACAATTGGGTTTCTTGCCGTATTGGTATACGAATTATATATTAACGTGTTTGATTTATCAAAATAAGAACGGTAAATTGACATTAAAGTATTTTTATAATAAATACTTAGTTAATCCGAATATTACTATTTAAAACTTTTTGATATGCTTCTTGCATTTTAACTAGCAAATCATTTGTACTTATTAATGATGCTCTTGATACCGATGTTGGTGGAAGCATTGGATATGGATGGTCATGAGTTATTAAAAAATTAACAATTAATTGTAATAAATCTAATAAAGGTTCACCTCTAACCATAGATGTTGTATTAGGTTCAATAACATCAAAAATTGTGTCTGCGGTTATACCATATATTGTATTTGCTAAATCTATTTTACTTTTTCCTTGAACTTCTGAATCATGACTTAATAAATACAATTTATTGGCTCCCATAATACCAACAGTATTATCCAAAACAGATGTTGTTACCGGTGTTACCTCTTCAGTTGTTACAGTAAATGGTAAAGGTGTTTTAAAATCTTTATATATTAAACCGTAACCTGGCTTTATTTGTGTTGTGTATATTTTAACTAAATTAACTAGTTGGGTCATATTAGTTAAGGAAACTATATCAACATTTTCTGATAAATTAGAAAGAATGTTTCTTATTGAGTCGTCTGGTCTATAAAAAAACGGAAATTGTTGATTTCTATCTATCTCACAAAAAGCGGAAGGTGCGTCATGAAAATTTCTGATTGTTTGACTAATTAATTTTGCAAATTCATCAAGAGGTAGTGGGTTACTAACAGGAGGACCTATTGTAAAATCATAAACTAAAGGGTATGATGATTTACCTGACAATACGGTATCATACCCCAAAACGTTTGATTGTGTTAAATAACTATTATCTTCAGGTAATCTATAAATATAAATTCCACCCGAAAATAAATTGACAGAACTATTTGGTGTTGAACACCTATACTCAACTAAAAACTTAACCGGTTCATTTTTATCTACAAACTTTTGAATTTTTTCGGTAGTACCTGTTTCTTTTTTTAACCCTAATTTTGTTAGTTGTAAAAAAGCCCTATTTGGGTTTGGTGTTGGTACTTCCGCTCTTTGAAACGGGAAGTGTTTTCCTGCTCTTAGTAAAACTTCATTATCTTTTACTATAACATCGGCGGTATCCCTACCGTTTAAACTAATGTCAACAGGCTCAACAAATACACCATATTTTGCAGGATCTTTGTATGATCCGTCATTATTTCTAATATTAGGTAAACTTGCTAAAGAATTTTGATAACCATCATCTAAATGAGTTCTTGATGAATTATAATCTTCTTTTTTAATTGTCATTGGGGATGAGTAAGGGGCTAACATGTAAAACTTATTTCTACCCGTTGTTCTCTTCCTATCAAAATAAAAAATCATAACCCTCTCACCAATTTGAGGTGCTTGATTAATAAAATACGGAAGAAATGATAAATGTATTAACGGGTCTTTATCTGACCACGGACCATTTTTTTCAGGTGTTTTACTTGTTTCACTAAAACCTTTTTTTTCTGCAGATTTTAAAATTTGTTCAATGTTTTTTACGAGTGGTCGTATTCTTGCTCTTCCTAACATTAGTGGGTCACTACTATCAATACATTCCCCCCAATAAAAATTTTGAGATAGTTCTTGTGGGACTTCACTCATACCCATTTTTTCAACTCTAGACATTTTTGGTTCTGTTATTAACTTCTTCTAATATTTTATTATATGCATCTTCGGTACTATCTAAATGATATGTTAGTTTTAATATAATTTCTTTAGTTTTATCAAAATCCTCTTTCAAAAAATCTAACACACCCATCAAATCTTTGTTACTACTATTTTTATAGTTTTTGATAATTTCTAAAACTTCTTCATTTTTCATATTAATAAGATTTTCCATATCCTTTAGTTGGTGAGGTAAATCCTGCCGGTGTTACAACAAGTGGTGGTATAAGAATTTCAGATTTCCCATTTTCAAACCATTCTTCATTTAATCCCTCAATAAGATTAAAAAATGCTAAGTTCATTAGGTTTGCTGACCCATCCGCATTATCATCGGTTGGTAACCCCGCTTCTTGTAATCTTTCAATAACTTTTGCGAATGCTCTTGTGTTAGAGACACCACTTAGGAGTTTTGAACCCCCTAATGCAAATCCTGGTAATCCTGTCGGCATAACTAAATAATTAAATTTAATAACTTCAATATGTCATCAATAACCGGTTTACACTCCCTATAATCTAAGAATCCTTTTCCCGCAATTAAAAGTGCTTCAAGTATTGTTACATACATTTTAGTTTGTTTATCTAAAAGTTCATCTTTTATATCATTTAAAACAGATGTTACTAACTTTTTTATATTTTTTTTTATTTGTGTTGCAAGTTCCTCAATAAAAATTGCAATAATATTTCTTGTAAATTTTGCAACAAATTTTTTAAACTTAATTAAAAAATCGGATAAATCGTCAAAATCTAAAGTGTTTGTTATTAAAGATTTTATCATAACTAAAAATCCTAATAACACTTTAGGTGATAGTATTGCCCTAAATAATGCGATAGGTAAGTTTTTAATTATATCTAAATTTAAAGATAATTTTAATTCTAAACCAAAACCAGCGGTTTGCCAATTTTGGTCTGAAGTGAGATCTTCAATACCTGCAAAAAATAAATTTATTTGTGAAACTGCATTATTTTCATTTATGACATTATTAATAACAGAGGATGCTGCTTGAGAATTAACGGGTAAGTTAACCTCATCACACCCCTCAAAAGTTACAAGACCATTAATTTTTCTATTGACTGTTTGTTCAATATTAACATCTTCTAAATTTGTTACATCAAAAAAACTATTATCTAATAAATCTAAATCACTTAATTTTCCTGTTCCACTAACATCTATTTTTTGTCTTGGGTCAGTACACGCACCCATTAATCTTTTAACAACTTTTTGAAATTTAGTTAAGGCCTTAATTTCCTCCTCTGAACTTTTAATTCCAATATTAATCCCACCAAAAATTTGAGACAAAGAGATGTTCATCACCGATGATAAGTTAAAAACATCTATACTTTCAAAATAATCATTAAGAAAATCACTTACTTTAGTCTTATTATTTAATTGACCTTTTAATGTTACTTTAAAAAAGTCCCCAAACTGTTGGATGTTATTTTGATCAATGTAATTATCAACATATTGTATATCAAAAAGTTCTTGTCCGGAAGCACCAATAAATGATTGACCATATTGTTGTGAAAAAGATTGATAAGATGAAAGTCTATTAAATAGTTCTCTATTCATTGAGTATGGTATGGTACCGTTAGTGGTTATTTCTTTTTCGTAATTTAATTTACCGTACTCATCATCAGGTGAAGTTTTTAAAATATTAAAAAGATCAATATTTTTTACTTTTATATAAATAGGAGTGTTTATCATGTTATCATATGATTGTTCTTCTGAACACCCAATTGTTGATATTATGTCTTCTATTAAAAAGTTTTTTATTTTTGCTTTTGTGTTTTGTATTGATAAAAATAAAATATTTGCCAGTCCTCTATAGGTGTCCGTTGTTTTAAAATAATTGTATTCACTTTGAATTTTAGTACTTAGAGTGTCTCCCGAAGTTGGGTCTAATTTTTTTATAAAATTTTTTCTTGATTCCTTTCTTCTATTTTTAAAGTCGTCTTTTTTCTTGTTGAATTCTTTTTTTGTGTCTTTGTATGCGTCTTGTACGTCTTCTTTAGTTTGAGCAAATAGCTCAATTAATTCTTCAAATAAATCGGTAGCTTGTTTTTTTACTTCCTTTTCAAATTGTTTAAGCTGTTTTACCGATTCTTTTTTATTTGCGTCTAATTTTTGTAGTAATTTTTTTTTCTTATTTTTGCGTTGCTGATCCTTGTCTTTTTTGACGGTTTTAATGGCATTAATCTTAGATTTGATTTTTCTTAAACTTTCGTTATTATCAATAGCCATAATTTATAATTTGTAAGGTTGGTTATTACTATTGTCTACATCTTTTTTAATTAAAGATTGTAATAAATCATCATCCACATCAGATAAACTAAAATCACTTTCTTTGGTGTTATTTGTTTTTTCCCATATTGTTGATTGTAATTTAGAAAGGGAAAGTTTTTTTTCTATTGTGTCGTTTATAATTTTTTGTTGTTCTTTAATGATCGGACCAATAAGAGTCATGTCTTCAGCATCTTTTAACATGGACAACATTTTGTTTTGTATTCTTATTGCGGTTGCTCTTTGTTCAACAAGCTCATTATAAATTTCTTGCATCAAACCTAAAACCGAATCTTTATTAAGTGATATTTCTTTTTTTCTATTTCTGTTCATAATATATAAATATCACAATTTAGATTATTCACTAAATATTCTCTTTGTGGTTTCTATGTAAAGACTTTTATATTTTTTCAAATATATTCGTATTTCTTTAGTGTTCATATTTGTCATTTCTCTTAAAGATAATAGTACAATATTTTTATTAAATTTATTATTATCGTTACCAATAAAAATATTTCCATAGTTTTCAAATAACTCTATTAACGCATAACCTAATTTTGATTCGTTGTCATTTAAATTACTTTCTGAAACATATTTTTTTAAATCTTGTTTAAATACCTCAATAATTTTTTGAGCATCTATACTTTCAAATTCCATGTAGTAAACCATATCAGGTCTATTTTCTAATGTGGATGAAATATCCTCATATGAAATTTTTCTATTAAAATCTTTTTGTTCTTTTTGAATTTGACCCATCAAATAATTTTTACAAATCGTACCAAAATAAGAATAGGCCTTTTTATTCTTATCTGGTTTGAATTTGTCAACTTTGGTCATCAAAAAAGAATGAGTATCATTATGAACGTCTTCATAATTCATATCTTTTCTATATAGTTTGTATCTCCTTATGATAGACTCAATCATCTTATCTAAGGGTTCTTTTAGGAAATTATTATATATGTCCTCTTTTTCTTCTTTAGACTCGGAGGTGATAAATAACCTAACAGCCTCTTCTTCACGGGTATCAAAATAATTGTTAGTTTTTACTTTTTTACTCGTCTTATTCTTTAATTCGCTTTTTTCTTCATTTGATAAATCCATTAAACATTTTGAGGCTCGTATTTTATTTCTCTGTCAGTGGTAAAAAAATGTTCTTTTTTTGCCGACTCTAACCAAAAAGTAACCTCGTTATCTGAAATTTTTTCTTCACCAAATTTATAATTCCAAAAAATAGATCCTTGTCGTAAATTGGTGTGTTTGTACCCTATTCTAGGTATAGTCATTAATTTAACTGAGTTATATGTTAATCTCAAAAGGTACTCATATACAAAAGTAAGTTTAAATGATGGTTTAAACCCTCCGTTATTTTCAAAAACTGATTTTTTAATTACCATACCACTTGATTGAAAATTTTGATAATTTAAAAGAACCTCATTAGTTAGAATACCAATTTCACTATTTAAACTAACAGCAAAGGATGCTTCATTTGTAAATCCAGCGAACACCCCTTTATCATCAGTATCCACAACTAAAGGTAAAAATGCATCAACATCATCATACGATTTAGAAAATCTATCAACATTTTTAAACCATATAGAAGAGTATTCGTCATCAAACTCTAATATTGAAACCCACTTACTTTTAGAATTTTTAACTCCCAAGTTAACTTGTGTTGCAAAATCTTTAGATCCTGTATTTTCAACCATATTTACGGTTAACCCACTAAAATCAAAAGAGTTTAATTTTATTTTTAAAGATTCTTCATTAGTGTGAACAATCACTAATTCATTAATTGATGTGGTTTGATTATGTAGAGATTTAATCGCTCTACCAAAAAGTTCATCAAAGTCTAAGTGTTTTGCTGAGTCCAAAGGTAATACCACTGAAACATCAAATATATTTTTTTCTTCCATAATTTTAATTTTGTGTTGTTGTTTCTTTTATTTTTTCTAATTGTTCTTCTAAAGACATTTTTCTTTTTTCAATATATCCATCAAATGTTGATAAAACGTCATTTTCATACGTACTATCGGTTGAATATATGTCAGATGTTGTTTTCATGTTATCATATAATGATTCAGAAATGTTATCTTCCAACCAATTTTGAGTAAAGTTTGCAATTATATCGACAATCTCATTAAATTCGTAAGTCCATACTCCATTATTTTCGTCCATCCATTCAGGTTTTAATGAAGGTACTTTACCAATAACAGGTGTTCCACAAGCCATTGATTCCAAAGGAAATGTACCAAATCCCGATTCTAAATCTACCCAAACAGAAACAAACGATTCTTGTAAAAATTTTGAAAAATCTTCTAATTTAATACCTCTCATATCTCTAAAAGTAATCCATCTATATTGTGGGTATTTAAGATAAAACGTTTTAATAATCTTTGCCGTGTCTCTTGGTTCTCTAGTGTGAATTGAAATTAATGGTTTTGATGGTTTTTCTTTTTTTGTGAAAACTGAGGATATTTTTGGAGTTATGATATCAAAACTACACCCTCTCATAATTTCAGATAAATATTTTTTTTGTTTTTCAGAAGTTGTTATGACTTTTAAAAACCCATATTGTGACCATGAAATACCAGGTGATAATGTTTCTAACATATAGTCGTATGACTGACAAAGGACGATTTTACCACAAGGGAAATTTTTTAATTGATCCATTACATGTCCATAAATTTCAGGAATAACAATAAAATCTTCAGGAGAAATCGCTAGATTCTGACCTTCAATTGACTGATGTGGTATTTCTTTGTATCTATCATCTAACCATTCACTAACACCCTTATAATCGTTAGACTCATGAATAATAATGCTGTTATACCCGTTGTTTTTTAAAATTAAGGCGGTATCGTAAATGTATTTTACAGATGCTTTAGGGTTGCCTTTAGTGTCTTGTACTAAAAAATAAATTCTTACATTTTTATTTTTTAGATTTTCAACAGACTTTTCAATCTTTTCAATTTTTTCTAATTCCATTTTAAAGTTTTTTTAGTATTTTGTTTATTAATAGTGTATTGAATGATATTTTAAATGGTATAGTCAAATTTTTTGCACCATGTATACCCAAATCCTCATCTAATTCTTCACGTTCAGTAAGTATAACCTCAAGTAAACTTTTAAATGTTTCATATCTAGTCACACTTATTTGTTGTTCGGGGTTTTCTGTTACTGCCGATGTTGTTAATGGCAACATTGAATTTTCGTAACTAACCTGTTTCTCTAATTCATTTATGTCCAAATAATAATTTTCTCCTAAAAATTCTAACATTATATTATTTTTTTTAAAACTTCGTCAAATTCTTTCAATGAAACTATTTCATATTCACAATTGACATTTTTATTATAGTTCGTGTTATATTTAACTACGATTTTATCTTTTGGTTTATTTAATATTAAGTTAGGATTGGATGTAAGTAAAATGTCAATTTCATCCCACATTGAATTTATTGTAACATTTGAGTAAAATTTTATTTTTTCTAATTGGCATCCGAACTTAGAGAGGAAAAATAGGGAGGCTGGTTTTGATTTTCCCATTTCGTCGGAAACAATTAACAATTCATTTTTATCTCTAAATTTTAAATAAATTTCATTCAAGTCATTAAATGTAAATGTTTCAGTAGAACCAGCATGACCAAATATTTGCATTGCAAAATCTTCGTACATAAATGAATATAAATCATCTTCGTCATTAAATCTAAAATGATCCATTAAATTTAATGATGTGACATCACTTAAAATTTTATATTCAAATTCTTCTTTTGGAACTAACTCTTCAGTGTTACCCGACAAATCAATTTCATAGGTTTTTGATTCCTCTTCTTTTTCTTCAATCATATGTTTTTCATATAACTGTGTAAATTTACCTATAGTGTCCCTTAAAACACCATTAATCTCAATCCCTATTCTCTTCATATTTTTTTAATAACTTACTTATAAGTGGGTTTCTAACAACATCCCCATCACCAAATTCAAAAACACCAATATCGTGAACATCATTAAACTTTTTAATTGCGTCATAAAGACCTGATTGTTTTTTGTCTCTATAGCGGTCAGTTTGTTCAATATCCCCTGATATAAAGAATTTACTATTGAAACCTATTCTTGTCAATAGTAATTTCATTTGATTTGGACTTGAGTTTTGAGCTTCTTCAAATATTAAAATTGTATTATCTATATTCATACCTCTCATGTATGCTAAAGCGAATACTTCAATAATTTCAGCATCTTTTAATTTTTCACGAGCCTCTTTTCCAATAATTTTATTTAATAAGTAATAAGATGGGAAAATGTAGGGATCTAATTTTTCTTCTAAGTTACCGGGGAGTGATCCTAGTTTTTCTTCTGCTTCTACTGCCGGTCTTACAATAACTAATTTTTCATATGCGTTTGATGGGTCCATTAATAAATCAACCGCCGCTTTCATCGCTATGTACGATTTACCAACACCCGCAGGTCCCGAACAAATTGTGATTTGGTTGTTTCTTAGGAGGTTATAATAATGTTCTTGACTTTCAGTTAAAAACTTATTTTTTTGTTTTTTCTTTACTATTGAATTTATAAAGTCTTTTTTTGAGAAGGGTTTTGATTCGTGATCTTCAGTTTGGGGTTGTGGTTTTTTTCTTGTCATATTATTTTCTTATAATATTATAATTGTTTTCAAAATATTCAATAGTTTCTTTTAGTCCTTCATAAAGAGGTGTAAATTTAAAATCAGGTAAATATTTTTTTATTTTAGTGTTATCACTTGGCTTTCTATGTTGGCCGTCAGGTTTATCCTTATCCCAAACTACATTACCCTTATAATTCATTAATTCAGTTATTACATCAACAATTTCTTTTATTGAGATCTCGTCAGATGTTGAAAGTATTATTGGTTCACTTTCTTCGTAGTTTTCTAAAACCCATTCTGTTAATTTTGCAACATCTTTACTAAAAATAAACTCCCTTAATGGTTTTCCTGTTCCCCATATTTTAAAATCTGTTTTATTTTCTCTTGCCAAATAACACTTGTGAATTAATGATGGTATTACATGACCATTTTCTATGTTGTAATTGTCGTTAGGACCATAAATGTTTGTAGGTATTACCGACGTATAATTAAGTCCATATTGTTCTCTATAAGATCTTATTTGTACGTCAGCCATTCTTTTAGCATACGCATATGCATCATTTGAAAAATGTGGAGGACCTAAATGTATTTTTGATTCAGTTAAGGGGTATTCTACTTTATCAGGAAAAACACAAGTAGATAAAAACGCAACTAATTTTTTAACACCAAAACGTCTGGCAGATTCAATGACATTTGTGTTCATCATTATGTTATCGTAAAAAAACTCTCCCTTGAAATTCATATTACTACCAACTCCACCAACTTTAGCAGCACAATGAATAATTCCATCAAAATGGTTTAAACTAAAAAATTCATTAACTTCACTTGTGTTTCTAAAATCAACGTCTATTGATGTTGGCTTTACATATTTTTTTTGTGCAAATTCAGTCCCAACTAAACCATAACCACCGGTAACTAATATTTTATTTTCCATAATAATTTAACCAATACTCTATCATTTCATCTATCATTGTTTCAAAAGTATATGTAGGTTGCCATAATATTTCTTTTCTTATTTTTGAAGAATCTCCTTTTAAATTTTCTAATTCTTCAGGTCTGAAATGTTTTTCATCGACAACAATATAATCTAAATAATTTAAACCTAATGAACTAAAGGTATATTCACACAAATCTTTAACTGAATGAGATACTCCTGTTGCACATACATAATCATCTGGTTTATCTGTTTGTAACATTAACCACATTGCTTCGACATAATCTTTAGCATGACCCCAATCTCTAGTTGCGGACAAATTACCAATATGTAATTTGTCTTGTATCCCTAAACTAATTCTTACTGCTGCCTTTACAACTTTATTAGTAACAAAGTTAGTTCCTCTTCTTGGTGATTCGTGGTTGAAAAGAATACCATTCCATATTTTCATTCCGTATGAGTTTCTGTAATTTCTACAAATATTATATGAAAAAACTTTAGCACAACCATAAGGTGATACCGGATTCATCGGTGTTGTTTCTCTTTGGTATCCATCCTTGTCAATTGAATTACCAAACATTTCTGAAGAAGACGCTTGATAAATTTTAGAATGTGGTGAAACCATTCTAACCGCTTCTAATAAATTTAAAGTACCTAATCCAGTTGCGTTTGCGGTATAAATGGGTTGATCAAATGAAACCCTTACATGTGATTGTGCAGCTAAATTGTAAATTTCATCTGGTTGAACTTTTTGTAATACTCTTACTAAAGACGCCATATCTGTTAAATCGGCGTACTCTAAATTAATATTACCATCATTTCTTAATGACTCAATTCTTGATGATTGCGTTTCTGATACCGAATTTCTTTTTACGGTACCCCAAACTTCATAATTTTTATCTAATAAAAATTCCGCAAGATATGAACCATCTTGTCCGTTAATTCCTGTTATTAGTGTTTTTTTCATTTTATTTTTTAAAATATATCATACCCCATTTTTCTTTTCTACTTGGGTTTATGTCAGAATGTAAAGTTAAATCTTCCCATTTTTTCCAATTAATGGTTTCTAAAACCAATAGGTTATCTTGGTAAGTATAATCAAAATTACTATAACCTAAACTTTTTAAATAGTCTATAGTTTGATTTATTTTTTCATATTGTTCCTCAGCCCATTCAAAAGCAAAATAAGTTTCTTCAAGTAATGACGTTAATCCTTGAAAGACTTCGTATTCATATCCTTCAACATCTACTTTAATAAAGTATGGAATACCATATTTTTTTATTATATCATCTAATGTGATTGTATTTACTTGAATTGTCGTATCCCAATTATAAACACCAGTAAATCTAGAGTTTGTAATCCAATCATTTGAAAAGGTTGAAACAACATGTGAATTTGAAATATTAAATGTTTTAACCTCATTTTTATCAGATACACCTAAAGATTCAATTATAATTTTATCTTGTGTATATCGCGATTTTAAATTTAAAGCCAAATTTGGGTTTGCTTCAAAGGCAATTATTTTATCATAATCATTAAATAATGCGTCAATCGTTTGTCCGATGTTTGCACCAATATCAAAGGCTATTTTCATGTTTTTTTATTTTTTTACATTTTAAAATATTATTTACTCCTACACATGATGGATCCCAATCGTATTTAAGGGGTTTCCATTCAGGTATTACAAACATGTCCCCATGCCAAAACCTTTCCCTATCATTAAAATAAATGTTTTTCGCATTACTTAAAAATCCTATCCACCAACTAAAACTACCTTCACTTAACACTAAATTGTTAAAATTTTTAGCAAAATCAATAGTTTCTAAAGGTGATCCGTTATAATTTTTTAAATTGAATTTTTCAATCAAACGTAAAACATTAGGATGGTCTGGCGTGTCTGAAGTTATATAACCACTAATTGGGTTTATTTTGGTTAAAGCGTCTTCATAATATTCATATGGTAACATTTGTCTAATTCCGTTGATATCACCAATTCTGTACGCAACAAAAACCTCATCTTTGGTGTTAGGTAAATATGAAAGATTAAACATTTGTTTTATTTCATTACGATATTCTAAAATAAAATCTTTAATTTGATAATAACCTACGAAGTGATAGTGAGCCATACCTAATTTATCTGAATTCAATAGAGACATAAAATTGTTATCATCCACATTTATTGTTTTAGAAAATTCACTATTTCCGTATAACGATGGTAAATTAAATTTGTTTTCGACAATATTTGATGATATTTTAAAACCAAATTTTTTAGCAAAAATATATGATGCAACGTATTGAAATAAATTGTTACCTAATCTACCACTATAAACAATTGAAACCATTATTTTGATAATATTGTATTTTCACCTCTAAAAATTAATTTATAACCTAATTCAACACATCTGTTTATTGTATTAGAAATGACATCACTATTTGTTAACATATTCGATTCAAACATTATTTTATCGGCAACTAAAATTTTATTAGCTGAACAGTAATCAATGTAATCACCCATGATAACACAATCATGACCTTCAGTGTCTATTTTTAAAAATCCAACACTATCAACGTTGTGATTTTTAAAAATGGTTTCAAAGTTAATGACTGTTACTTTTTCAGAGGCTATGTTATCTATTGTTAAACCTAAATGGTTCCATTTAAGTACTTCTGGGTGCGGTGAACCAATTGAGTTTTGACCTTTTACATAATCTGGTAAACCAAATTTTTGTATTGTTTCATCTGAAACGTAAAAAACATCTATTGACCCGTTGTAATTCGAAACAGCAGCATTAATTTTTAAAACATTTTTTTTATTAGGTAATCTATCCAAATAAAATTTTATTGGTTCTATTGATATACCCATAGTATTATCGTCTGATTTTTGTAATTCAGTATCAAAATCAGATGTTCCTATTTCTATAAAATCGTATCTCATATTAATTATATCTTGAAATTATGTAATTTTTATCGTTATGTATTCTGAATGAAGAATAATAATATGTTTCTTCATCACCTATGGGTATTAAAACCCATTTTTTTTCTATGTTTGTAAAATATAAAGCAATTATTGCTTGTTCATTGGTTTTAGTGATTGGAAATTCACATGTTAAATTAATCAAATTGTTAATTAGATTATCAGAAATTATTTTAGTGTCAAATAACATAATCCCTGTTTGGGGGTAATCAATATTTAAACTATATTTTTGATTTAATGTGTTAAAGATTGGGTCTGTTTTATCAAACTGTATCGATAAGTCCCAACCATTATTAGGGTAATTATCGGACTGGGCCACTAAACAACCTTCTTTTTTTGTTTTTAGTATTTTATCAATATCACCATGAATTTTCATACCACAATCTAAATAAAAAACATAATCCCAATTTTTAAAAAATACATCAAAAACATGTAATTTGTGCCACTGAAATTTTTTGTTTATGTTTCTACCATCAACTTTAATTGATTCTAATTTAATATTAGTTTCAATAGGGAAAGTTATGTTTTTAAATTTTTTAAGGATAATATTATTTGATTTAATAAATTCATCATTATTAATCGTCTCTGTTTCTAAATCATCACCTATTATTAATACTATATCGCCACCAAACTTACCGTTTGTTAATAGTTGATTTGCTGATATTTTAAAATCATTAAAATAAGGTGAATTACACGTATATACGCAACAAATTTTATCCATTATTTAAAAACTTTTTAACGTTAATCGCTTCAACATTAAAACCACCCCAAATTTTTTGATATTTATCAATAGTTAGGTCATTGGGGTTGAAATCTTTCCATCTTTTTATTATAAGTATTGGTAAGTTTTTATAAAAATTTATGTTGATTGATTCAGTAACAATCGGGATAGTCTTTAAATATAATGATTCCCAAGTTTTATGGCAGTCAACACCATTACCGTTTGGTGAAACAACAAAATAACTTTTTGCTACTTCCTCTAAGTATTGGTTAAATGGTAATTTAACACCTATTTCTAAACCTTTTTTATTTATTTCTGATAGACAATCGTTACGTTCAAACCTATTTGTGTTTACATCAAAATTAACATAAATTAGCCGTTCTTTTTTTATGTCTTTTTGCATAACTTCAAAAAAAACAGACTCATTACCATGAGGCCATTTTTCATTTGCAATACCTATTGGAATTGATTGTAATTTTGGATGAACGGTCATTATATTTTGACCATACCATTTTATCAAATTTGGGTTATCCATGTAACGTAAATAATTACCGTCAACTGGTAAATCACCATTATGGGTTATTAAAATAAATGGTCTTAATGGAGGGTTTGAAAAAAAATTATGAACATAATCGATTTTAACAAATACTTTTAATATTTGATTAACAGTTGGCTCTGAATGTATTACAAAACCAAACTCGTCATATGAATAATGACAAATTCGTTTAAATTTATTTCCAGTTATTAATTCCATGTTAATTGTTTAAATAAAGTAATTTCGCAAGTGCGTCAACCTCTGATTTATATTGATTGTATGGTCTAACTAAATGTGAGTCTATATAGTGTCCTTTAATAACTAAATTTGGGTCGTATCTCCATATCGCTCGGTCTATCCTATTATTTGCTAACCCCGTAAACCCCCTATTCAATAACACGATTTTTTCTTTATTACTATATGAGTTGACCATATCGTATAAGTATCTTTGATCTGTTGTCCAACCAAAACCTAAATTTTTAAGTTTATTTACAAACTCAACCCATGAATCGTTTATGTTTAAAACATGTTTGAACATTTTTGGTTTTGCTATATTGTAACACATTTGATATTCTTTATTTTGTAAACATTCTGGATTGTCAGATGTCATAACATAAAAATTAGAATCATCAAAATTTTCTATATTTTTTATAAAATAGTCTTTTGATAAGGGCATCATATCAATATCTGATGTTATACAAATTCCGTCCAATATCGTTGGTAAGTAAAATCTAACAATTTGTGATTGGAATCCGTAATCTATACCGTCTATTGATTTGAATTTTTTTACTAAACCATAATTATCTTCTATTAGTTCTGAATCTTCGTCACATATTAATCCTAACACCGGAATGATATTAAAAACTTCTTTCCAGACCTTAGAAATTATAGGCCAAAACTCATAATAAAGTGGGTTCATATCGCTACCCATTACTGCATATTTAATTTTCATATTAACTTCTATTTCTATGATGATTTAAAATTTGTGATGTAACCCTTCTACCCTCACCAAACTGAGAAATATCAGGTATGTTTTTAATGTTATGTTTTCTCCCTAGTAAACTAAGAATACTCTGATCGTGTCGGTGATCAACAAATTCTTTATAGTTTGGTAAACCACATTCGTTTGGTGAGTCTGTTATTACCCTATAATCTTTTGCATATTTTAACCACTCATCTATGAAATTAATAACAAAATCATTTTTTCTCATTAAAACATAACTTGCTAATAATTGGTTTTTAGATAAATAAAGTTCACTATCCAAATCCATCAAAACAAAACAGTCTCGTTTAGTCCACCTTTTATTTGGGTGTATATCTTCAAGTTCAAACAACAACAACTTTTCTTCGGTTGCGTCCATGATTTCAACGATCTCGTCTATTTTTTTTATGAACGATATTCCAGAATCTGAATACATTAATATTTCATTTTCATTAATAGATTCTAATGCTTTTTTTATTACATATGGTTTCCACATCCAATAACCTGCACCCCTTTGTTGGGACAGTATTTTTATGTTTTCTTTTATAAAATTCTCTTCTAAGTCTGAGTACTTAAAAGAAAAAACATAATCAAACCCTCCCTCTGACAACGCCGAATTTGTGTTTAATATTTGTGAATTATGGTGAGTGTTGTTAGAATAATTGACTAGATGTTTTTTCATATTCTTTTAGTTTATTATATAAAATGTTATCCGCTATTAAATACTTTTTACATTTCTCAAAATTATTTTTTATATGCGTTTTTTTGGACTCGTATAAATCTTTATTTAGGGAATTAAGTATTATTTTTAAATCTTCTATTGTATCAAATGTAAGTATACCTTCTTGATCAAAAAACTCACCTATTGACGGGCACCCCCAATATATTGGAATTGTTCCTGTAATGAAGCAATCTACAATCTTTTCACTGAAATAAAAATCTTTTTTACAATTTTCTATAACAATTGAAAAACGATAATCTTTAAGCGCCTTTATTTTTTTGTCTATTGGGTTTTTATATCCATACATGTCTATTTTATCAAAAATGTCAACAATTTTGTGTCTAAGTTTGTGACCCTCAGTTATTTTTTTATTTGATAAAATGATTGAGGTCTCTTTAAATTTATCGTGTATTTTTCTATCTTTGGTTTCTATCCAACAACCTCCATATGGTAATAAAATAAATTTGTCCGATATTTCCAATAATTCTTTGTTAAATGTAAAAATCAAATCAAATTTTTTGTGATTTTCTTTAATGTAATCGTAGGCAAAAGGAGTAATTTCTGGCGATTCTAATAACCATGCATATTTTTTATTGTTTGAAAAATCATCAACATTGTGTAAAGAATAGTCCGTAAAAACCAAATGATTTTCATCGTACTTTCTAACCCAATCAAAAAGTTCTGGTTCATTGTACCAACTACTTGATTTTGCGTGAGAAAACATTGTGTCGTGTATGTATAAACTATCTTTTAACATAAAACGCGTCTCCCCATGTTCCACCATCCCAAGTTGTTTCAACCCTTTCAAATCCGTATTGACTTAAAAACATATCTAAATCTTCTATTCTTGCACAACCTTTATAAAGTTCAGCCCTATTCACTTCTGTCATTATGTAATCAATACTTTTTAAGTATTCAGACCCACCTTTAAAAACTTCTAATTCATACCCTTGTACATCAACATTAATAAAGTTATAGTTTTCTTTATTTTCTATAAAATTATCTAATTTTGTGATTTTAACTTTTTCTCTACCGTTAAATTTAATGTTGGGATGTTGAATTAAATGGTATTCTGGTTCTAAGACCGAACTTGATTGTCCTTCATTTATTGTTTCAGTATACATCTCAACTTCACCTTCAATGTTTCCAAGAGCCGTATTAATGATAATTGCCGACTCGCCAACATTTTGTTTAAGTCTGTCAAATGTTTTTTGTACAGGTTCAAAAAACATAACATTTGATATTCCTAATTTTTGATAGGTGCCTAATTCTTGACCAACATGTGCTCCAATGTGTAAAACGCCCTTTATTTTAAGGCCATACTTTAAGTTTAAATTTTCTAAATTTAACAACATAATTTTAAATTATTATTTTCATATTTTACTTTTATTTTTTTCCAATCATTTTCATATATTGAATGGTAGTCTTTTTCGCCTTTAGGACCAAACCAAACGGATGGGACAAAAACTTTTTTATTATAATTTATATTAAGATAAGAACCCCACCAAGAAAATGAAGAGTTAGACATAATATTATGATTACATAAACTGATTGCCCACAATTCTTCATAGTCATCTAAATTCTCAACAACAGTGACGTTATCATATTTTAAATTTTCTTTACACCAATCCTTATCATTTGAAAAAATGAATATGTCACATCCTTTGAAGTTTTCAATACAATAATCAAAATAGCTTTTATCTAAAACTGGGAGTACTTCAGAGATACTTAAATAATCCCCTCTTCTGACGTGTATTGAAACAGAATTCTTATTAAATATTTTTGGATATAATAATTTAATTTTGTTTTTAAATTTTTCTGTAGGTAAAAATAAATCTCTTATTTCATCTTTGTATTGTAAAAAGTTTTTACTACTTTGGAAATAACCGTAAAACTCGGTTGGTTGTGTGTATAAAAAATTATTTTCGTAGTACTCCCAAGTTTTTTCATTAAGTCTAAATGTCGGTATTTTTGAATTATCAAAACTTAATTTTTTAAAAATATTTTCAGTGTAATTAGTTGGTTGGTTACCTTCCATAGGGATAAATGCGTTTGTTCTAAAAAAAACGGGTATATTATTTTTTAATCCTTCGGTAACCGCTTTAGATATTTGAAACATTTGATTACCTAAACCACCCATTAAGTAACTAGTAATAAACATGTTATAATTTTTGATACTTTGGTAAATTTCTTATGATGTTTGAACATCTTAATTGTTCGTATGCGGAACCTGAAGAAGATCCGGATTTGTGATCATTGTACGGATTTTGTTCATTATAAACATACAAAATATTAGGGATATATTCATAATGTTTTTCGCCAGCCATTTCTACCATAGGAAAAGAGTATGCTGCGTCTCCCGCCGATTTAAAATATTCTCCATTTTCATCTAAAAAAGATTTTTGTTCTATATTTCTCCACAAATGTACTTTCCAAGTTCGTAGATGAGAAAATAAAAAAGTGTCTGTTCTGACGGTATCCGTATTAACTTTTGAAGAAAACCCAAATCTACCATCGGAATAAACAAAACTACCATTAGTTATCCACAAATTTTTATTATTATTGTATTTTCCATTAATTAATGATAAAACATTATCATTTTCTAACCAATCATCACCATCCAGCTCAATAATAATATCCTCATCATCAAAAAGATTTTCATTCATTAATAAATCGTCTAAATTTTTTAATTTAAATTTCTTTTCTGAATTTTGAATTAATATAAATCTATTGTCACCTTCTATTAATGAATTTATTTTATCTACCGTAGTATCTGTTGACACGTCATCAATTAAGTACATTTTAAAATTATTTAAATTTTGAGACATTACGGACTTTAAACATTTTTCAATGTAATTTTCAACATTCCAAAAACAACTAACAATCTTAATCATTTAAAATTTTAATATATTCTTCTTTTATTTTTTTTGCAACCCCTAACCCGTCAAATTTTTTAATGTCGTCAGGTACATTATGTTTTTCTTTATTTAAAATATAACCATTTTCATCAACATTGTAAATCCATCCTGGTTTCCCACAAAGCCAACCTTCAATTGTCGTCCTACCTAAAAGTATTCCTGCAGTCTCTGAACAATTTTTAACAAATGTTTCAACCTTACTTGTTGATTCAAAATGTTTTACGTGTGAATTTTTTAATAAGTCATCTAAATAATTTGATTTATTTTCACCAACCAACCATAACATTTTATAAACTGATTTTGAGTATTCAACTAAATCCTTTATTGTATTTTCTCGTAAATAATCTAAAGTTCCAACAAATAAAACATAACCATCATCACTTGTGTTTTTAGTGTTAAATCTATTTGTATCAATAGGGTTATATATGACTTCAGTATTATTTTTATCAACCTCAAACTTTGTTGTTATATGGTCTTGAATTTCAGGTCTAATACAAATGTATTTTTTTATTTTTTCATTAATAACAGGATTTTCTAACTCAATAACTTCTGAGTGTATTGTGCAAATTTTATCGGTATTAGGATACATTTGGCACATTTGATTTGTTACAGGTAAATGTTGTGTATGTATGATGTCAAAATTAACTTCAGATATTTTGTACATCATATTTGGTTGTGATAGTTGTGGTCCTTGTGGTGTATTTAAACTCCATTTACCGTCACCTAACTTATAGCCAGGGGCATCATTAAATGGTAAAACTTTTATTCCTTGTTGTTGCGCTAGTTTTGATAGGGGTCCGTTAATGTCGGACAATACAGTTACATCACAATTTAATTTTTTTAACCCTCTTGCTAATTCATATACGTACATTTCCGATCCTGTAAATGTTTTAAAAAACAAACAAGATAATAATACTTTTAATGGTGATTCTAAAGTTAAATTTCTTTTGACTTTTACAGGTAAAACATCTTTATATTTTTCTGAAAATATTTTCCTATTCTCTTCCCACTGATCATTTGTCTGACCAATAGATTTATGTGTAACCCTAACATCATACATAACACCTATTTTAACATCTTTAATAAAGTTTCTAAAAGAAAAATCAACATCATAAAAATGAAAACCTTTAATTTCTTCATTAAATTTTTCTTTTATTTTTTTTCTATTAATAACTATAAAAAGACCATCAACTAAAACAACATCATCTATTTGGTTACCTGAACTTGCAGAATATTTTGATTCCCATTTTTTTCCTTCATGTTCATGGTTAACTATTCCTTTCATTTTAGAAAAGTCGTCCCACCATTTTCCTGATTTTGGCAGATTTGTTGTTCCAGCCAAACCTAAAATACCGTAATCAGGTTTTCTTTTAAAATGGTTTAATATTTTTTGACCCCAATTTTTTGAGTCAAAATATATATCATCATGACACAATACTAAAATATCGTTATGTGACTTTAAAAGTATTTTATTATAAACCTCAGTTAATGAATATTCACCATTATTTTCGATAGGAATAATTTGAATATTAGGAACACCTGATGTTTTAGTTAACATATTAATAAAATCATTATCAATACTTCTTGTAGAAAATCCTATTGTAATCATCTTAATTATTTTAATCCAGTTGATCCGAAACCTTGATTATTTCTATCTTTCTCACCGATCTCTTCCACTTTAATTAAATTAACCCATTTTCCGTTTACTACAGGACAAAGAACTGCTTGTGCAATTTTTTGACCCTTTTCAATTTTAATTCTTTCATTTGTGGTATTAAAAATAATAACTTTAACTTCTCCTTGATATCCGCTATCAACAGTACCTGGTGAATTTAAAACCATCAGTCCTTGTTTTAATGCCAAACCACTTTTACTTCTAACTTGTATTTCATACCCATCTGGTATATCAAATTTAAGTCCTGTTGGTATAAGTTTTCTATCATTTGCTTGGACCCACATTTCTTCTGTAGATCTTAAATCAAACCCTGAGTCTGATTTATATGCGTATTCCGGTTCTTTATTATCAGAATCATTTGTATATTCTAAATTTAATTTACCTTGTGATTGATCATACAAAACGTCATCTAAGTCTCCCATATTTGATACTAAGTCTTCAATATTAAATTCACCATTTGATTCGTTAAACCCCGAAACTTTATTTTGTACGGACCTTAATTTTTTTATGTTGTCCATTACCTTTTTTAATTTTTCACTCATTTTAAATTTTTTAATTTTTTTATAAAATCTATTAATACGTTTACATCTTTTTCACAATACTCTGCAATTTCTTGTAATCTATTATGATTCCAATATGCTTCATGAACCATACCCCCATTTATTTCACCATCTTTAGGTGTGGGTATATCTAATGTTGCACACACCAAATCTAAAGATCCAATTGATGAGTATGCACCATATTGCCAAATTTCTTTTGTGTCTATGGCTTTAACTTCCCAAGGCTTTGTGTCATATGAAGGTAATAATTTTGATGGCATTATTCCATTAATAATCATTCTTTTTGCAATCATAGGTATATCAAAATTCTTTAAGTTATGACCACAAAGATAAAAATCTAACTTTTGACATCTGTCAAGAAGATTTCTTACTTGTAATAATAACTCTTTTTCGTCATCACCTGAAAATGTTTGTTTTTTAATTTCACCATTTTCCATCACAAATGCCATTGATACACAAACAATCTTTGCAAACTCAGGAACAAGTGCCGATCGTTTAGAATAAACATCGTTCATCTTTTGAAGATCTTCTTCAAGACCATCAGTTTCGTAATTATCTTCAGGAAACCTTTTCAAAAACCAATCAAAGTATTTAACAAATTGTTCAGCAACCTTTGGGTTTGTTTCTTGGCATGTAGACCAATCTTTACAGATACCGACAGTTTCAATATCCAAGAATAATATTTTTGTAATGGGTATGTTTATCATTTTACTAAAGATTTATATAATTCTGCTCTGTCCTTTGTTACCTTATTTAGGTCATACGTGTCTTTAACCGTTTCGTATAGTCTTTGACCTAAATCATATGCCCAATTAGGATTGTCAATTAATTTTTTCATGTACTTTGACCAATCTCCCGTCCTCACTTCATCAACAAGTAATGCGTTCCCGTCAACAAACTCACCATTTTTAAGTGAATGTTTCAAGTCTATAGTATATGGACCAACGTTTGATGCTATTATTGCCTTCTTATAGAATCCAGCCTCAATAACTTTAAGTTGTGATTTAACTCTATTAAAGATATGATTTTTAATTGGTGCTAATGACACATCAAACCATCTATAATTTGCCGCATAACTTGTAACAGGTTTTGTCCATACACGATTATAGAATGGTAAAACATTAGAATTATAATCTTCCTCTTTAAATTTCATTAAAAAGTCTTTATGTTGTGGATCCACCATTCTGTAATTGTCTGTGAATATTTCTTCATAACGAGCCCACACCGTTTCTTCGGGGTTAATAGGTCTTTGTTTTTGTTCACCAGTTTCTTTATTAATTTCTGTAACAGTACCTCTTGTATCAAAACCACAAAGATACATACTAAACTGATCTTTATAAGGTTTTAATTTATTTATTGTTCCGTCTAACAATTTTAAATCATGTAAATGTGATGAACCACCTAACCAACCAAAACGTAACTTTTCTGACTTTAATGTTTCTTGTTTAAATTGAGATTCATTTGGGTTAATTGCGTTTGGTAACACATAAACATTTTTATTGTACTTTGATATTTCTGTGGCGAAAATAGAAGTTGTGGTAACAACATGTCCCGCAACCTTCATATTTGCCAAGATTTTTTCATGTAATTTATTTTGTAATACCAATTGATGTACAGGATGTTCTTTTGTTGGTAACCAATAATCATCCAAATCCATAATGGTAATAATACCCATATCATTTAATCGTTGTATTAATATTGGTGCTTGGTTATAATCTTGACCAATACTTCTATGAAAATGAACGATATCATATTGCTTCCAATAGTTTATATCATTAATTTTTGGTTCGTAATCAATATCTACGTGAAAATCTTCCGAATGGTTATTTTGTAACATAACGTGCGGATCAACACTTCTGAATTTTCCCACACCTGTTCTGTCTGATGGGAGTACTAATACTTTAATTTTACTCATATAAAAATTTATTTAAGTAAAATATAATAATTATAAAACAAAAAATCCACCCTTTTGAGGTGGATTTAGTCTATGATACACGACTTTATTTTTCTAACTTTTTTATTTTTGTTACCTTACCAATAAACAAATGTTGACCTACTTTAAATTGTATTGTTTCGTTAGAGTTGGATGTTGACTCAACAATCATACCCGCCTGTTTTAGTTCTTCCCTTACCACATCTCTTACAGTATCCCTTACCACATCTCTAATCATATTTTTAATTTCATTAATATTAATATTAGATGTAGTGTAATTTGTTTTTGGTTCAGTCTCACTAATTTTTTCCGATACATTTTTATTTGGTAAATCTGATATATTAGTTTTACCCATATTCATTAATCTTTGTGCTCCTTGTATTACTTCTTCAGATATAGTTGCCGAACCATTTACGTTTGTTGGTTGTACAATAGGATTTTCTATCATAAGTCTTTTTATTTCATCTGGTAATTTGGAACTCATAACCCTATCATTATCTAACGGTTTTGATGGATCGTGATAAGATGTTTGTTGTGTAGATTCGGCTAAATATTCTTGTGGTAAATTATATTTTGCGTTTACCGGCTCGTATTCTTGAACTTCTGGAATATTAAATTTTCTACTATCAACTGAACCTGTTTTAATTTGTTCGGCCTTTTCCATTATTTTTTTTGACACTGCAAGTCTTTGCATTAAATCCATTTCGTTTCCCATAATTATTTATATGTTTTCTTCGTTATTAAACTTTGCGTTTATTATGACCCTTTCCATAGACCTGTCTCCTGTTGGGTTATAGTTTGGTCTTACTTCTACAAATTTATCCATCGTTGGTTTATATGTAAAGATTTTATCTAACCTAAATAATCTCCATCCGGGTAAAACATTTCCTTTATTTTTTGCACTCCATGAGGACCCCTCTTGTTCCCAAGCTCTTAAAACTAAATTTCCTTTTTTACTGTAACCTAAGCATACAGGTTCAATAGTTCTAAGACCTTTACCTCCATTGTCATCACCATCATAATAAATAATCGTTACAGACTTCTTTTTTATAGAATCTTGAACATCACCCAAAGATGCGGCCTCTGATATAACATATTTTAAACTATTTAATAGTTTCATTTAACGTTGTAATATGGGTTATTTGACGAATATTTATTAACCTTTAAATCTTCTTTTCTGTCTTGGATATCGGACGCAGTACCTATTTTTTGGTTATAAACGTCTAACTCAACACCAGTACCTCTACCTAATTTATCGCCATTAGCAATTGCATCAGGATGAACTGATGAATATTGATCGGTTGGTTTGTAGTCATTTCTTGGAAACAATTTTTTTCTTTGCTCTTCTGCGATTTTTGACAACGCATTGTCAGGTTGAGAGAAATCTAATTTATCTGATTGAACTGCCATTATTGTGTTATTTTTATAAGTTTATTTATTCTATTTATTTCTTCATTTATAGATTCCACTTTTAATTCGTCAGCTGTAGAACCATGTTTATCATTTAGGTTAAAGTTATTTTTTTCGTGAGAGTCTAAAAATTGATTTTGCATTCCACCATCTGATTTATGTTGTTTACTTGATGAGTCATTATCTCTCCAAACACGTAAAACCTCATCACACCAACTTTTCATTCTATCACCACCATTTAAAATAAATGGAGCATCTTCTTTTTTTCCACTATAACCATCAAACCAATTTTTTATTCTTTTGATTTGTTGGTACGTAACTACACCACTTTTTGTTATTTCTTCATTTCTATTATACCCTTCAGTATTAGTATCAGCATTAACAGAAGAAAAACATTGTTTTAAATGTTTAATTAAATCATCTGGCAATTTTGCCTTTCTATCATATAAATTACTGTTCACGACTTATTAATCTTACTAATTGTTGTGTTGTTATACCTTGACTATTTGCCATTTTTTTCAAGGACTTTATATTTTTCAAAATAATGTTATTGACATCACTTTGTTCTTTTTTTTCTAAACTATCTCTTTTTGATTTATCAACTAAAATATCTTCGGCAATTTCTGATTCGTCAATCTCCTTTTCTTTTAAAATAAGTCTATCAATATAATTTTTTAATTTACTTATTTTTTTTGGTGTTCTTTTGTGTAATTTAGGTTTTTTACCTTGTTGAACGGTTCTTTCTATTGCCGAGTCTTTGTCTAAACCTAATTTTTTTTGAAAGTATCTAACTGTTTCATCGTAGTCCATAAACATAGTGTCTTCATAACCAAAGGCGTCTGCCATATCTTCTTCGGCAATTGTACCCTCACCATAGTATCCGTACCAACCCCTTAATAGTGGGTCTCTTGGCATTCTAGCGGCAGGGACAATTTGGTCGGTGGTTTTAGTACCGATACCTGCACTTGCAGGATCTAATATTGGAATAGCAGATGTTAACCAAGTCCCATCATCGTCTATTAACTCATTAACTTCAGTTTCTTTACCCTTAGTTTGTTTTTTTGTTTTTTCTTTAAAGGTTTTCATATCCTTACATGGCATATATTTTCTATTACCATCTTCGTTATGATAATGAAATCCAGAACACCCTAAAGTTTTTGCAACTCTTTCAGCTCTTTCCTTTGTTGAATATTTATATGTTTTCATCTAGGCTTTACCTATAAATACCGCGATTAAACTATTTATCATAAAAAAGAATGCCAAGTCAAAATATTAATTCTTATTATTACCCAAAATACACCACAAAACTGAATTATGGTCAGTATTTTGACTTAACTTTAGCGTCAGATGAAGGCAGCTATGATGAGGAGGTTGTGTTTTCTACCGAAGTGATAGCATTTAATGATGGAAACAGACTACCAATATCAATACAGCTTGACAATACCGGAAACACTTTACAGTCAAATATTGTTTTTGGGGACTATGTGGTAAATAATACACTAGTATCTTCAAATTTTTATAATCCAAAAAATTTAGATTTTAGTTGTTATACGGCATACACGGGAATTTGTGATGTTGGTTTGGTTGGTACAGATAACGGATTATTTACTGGACTAACGGGACAAACGTTATATTATATTAAAGGTGTTGATGACACTTACAAGTTTAATCCTCACTATAGGGACAGTAGATTTAAAATGCACCCTGTAAGAAGTTTAGTGAATCTGCCGAATGTAAGATTTTCAGGAAGACCTAAAGAAACCGTTTATAATATTGTTTCTAAAAGTGCGTCAACGGTTGGGTATTACCAAGAACTATACGGTGGATTTTATCAAGGGTTTTATAAATTAAATGGGTATGATTATGAAGTTTTTCCTGAAAGAGTGAATAAAGGTTGGTCTGTCGAAATGATGTTAAAACCAAGAACGTTTGAAGAGTATTCTATAAATCCTATCACCGAACAATATTTAAATGATATATACCCATCTAATGCTGGTACGTTCTTTTATTTTGGTACAAGAGCTGAAAATAAATTTTATCATAGTGCAACGGGATCCCCGCAATCGGATAGTGGGTATACTAGGGTTACAAATGAATTAACTTGTATTGAAACTTGTGGTTGTTCAAATAGTGCGGTTACAAATTCCGATTGTATAAGAGTTTACCCCGATGCCGGTTCTACAACGATACATGACACTTCTTGTAATTGTGGTTGTGTGAGTACAGTAAACGTACCGCTGCCAGAAACAGACCCAAAATTTGACGTTTTATCTAATGCGATGTCGTTAAAGTTTAGTGGATGTCCTGAAAATCCAAGTCTTTGTGTTAGATACATCAAAATAACGGGGGATTGTGTAACAACGGGATATTGTGAAACGACTGGGGTGACTTTTCAAACAGGTTATACAATTAATGAATATTACACACCACCAATTTATGATATATGTGGATTTGATTGTAACGATACAACCGAAGAAAGGTGGGTAATGATAAGTGCCGTATTTGAACGGTACACAACAATTGAAGATTGTGATTTATTAAATCTCGGTGGGTTAAATGATTTAAGGGTTATTACAACACAATCATCAATAGACGGTAAATCAATAAATTTAATATCACCACCTGAAACACATCCAGGTTCAACACCTGAAAGAAAAATACATAAAATACGTTTTGATAGAAAATGGTTTGATGAATTAGATTATAGGTTAGGAACATTAAAACTTTACGTAAATGGGTATTTGCTTTTAGTGATTGAAGATTTTGAAGAGATAATTCCAAGAGAATTAAATACAGAAAAAGAAAAACAAGTTGGCGTTCCTTTTAATATTTCGTTCGGTGGGGGTACTCAAGGGTTACACGATCACTTAATTTTTTCAGGTTGCTCATTACCAAACGTCCCTTATATGCAAGATCCCGAATTGTTCCCAAATAACATTTTATCTGCAACAACTTTATCAGGACTTTCAACAAACATTTTATTAGAACAAAATTTTGGTGGGACTTTTATGGGTGCAATATCTCAATTTAGGATGTACGTTGAACCTTTAAGTTCTCCACAAATACAGCATAACTTTAGAATACTAAATGATAAATTTAATTTACTTAATTTTTGGTGTCCTAATTGTCTTTGTACCAACGAGTATATTGATGGAGATTACATTGAGTGTGGGTATTTTGAATAAACAATATATTTATTAAATAAAAAAAATGAGTTTAGTTACAAGACAATATGGACCAGACGCTAAGGGGTCAAAATTAACCAATTTAGATATGGATAATAATTTATATTATCTACAATCTTTAGGTGTGTCTGGAATGACGTTTTCTGCAAATACTCTTACACTCACAAACCCTACCGGTGGTACAATTGCAAATGCTTTGATTGATATTAATGCTGACAGTAGGTGGTATGTACCTTCAGGAAGTACTGTTGAAATTGGTTCATATTCACAAAGTTTTGTGTATGGTGATTTATATGTTTTAGGTGAATTGATATTAAATGACAATTCTCAATTAATAATATTAAATGGTAATTTAATTTTAAGTGGTGGAACTATCACTGTTAGTGGTTCAGGACAAACCGTTTTGGTTGATTTGCCAACATTTGGCGATTTAATTACTTCAGGGACATACTCTGGAGGGACATTAACATTATCTACAAGTAACGGTACAGATGTAACGGTCAATGGTTTTTTCACCGGAAGTACTGACGTTTTTACAACAGGTGCATCTTACAATAATGGTATTATTTATTTTGATACTAACGTATCACCTTCAGCATATACTGTTAATATTAGTTCATTAACTGGAGACTCAAATACGTTTTTAACAGGAGTTACCTATGATAATTTAACAAATACAATAACTTTAACAGATAACACAAATACCACTTTTAATGCGTATATTGATTCGGTTAGTGGTTTAACAATTAACGGTAGTTTAAGTGCGACAACATTACAAACATCAAACACATATATAGAATCAACAGGATACCTTTATTTTGGGGATGATAATACCAACGGTTCGTGGAGAATGAGAATATCAGGATCTAACTTTATTGTTGAAAAAAGAGTTGGTGGTGTTTGGATAATTTCAGGAACATTTAATTAAAAAGATATGGGATTTAATACAGATATAATAAGTGCAACAACAATAAGTGGAACAACTTTTTATGGTGACGGGTCTAATTTAACAGGTATTTCAGGTGGAGGAACTTTTACAGGTGGAACTGTATCAGGAGCAACCCAATTTACTAATGGGGTATCTGCAACAACAATATCAGCAACAACATATATTAATTTACCAACATATGATTATGAAATTCACGTTAGCACCGTAGATGGAAATGATACTACAGGTAATGGTGATTTACTTAATCCTGTTGCGACCATTACTAAGGCATTAACCTTACTTACTGGGTCTCGTAAAACAATAATTATCCACCCTGGTACTTATTCAGAAAATGTTACGGTCGCTAACACTAATACGACAATTTCAACATCAGAGTTAACAGGAGCAAATACTCTATTATCAGGTACATTAACTATTGGGACATTAGGTTCTGGTACTCGCATTTCAGGTTTGAAGATGAGTAGCCTTGTCATTAGTGGAACAGCTCAAGCTTATATAAGCAACTGTACTGTTGATACTCAAGTAACCAAATCATCTAGTGGTTATGTTGAAATTATTAACTCAGAACTGCAATGTACTTTAGGTATTCAAATTTCTGGTGCTGGCATCACTATTATCAACGGTAATAAAAATGTTGGAGTATCAGTAAACGATGCCTCAGCACAAGTTATTATAAAGGGATGTAATAGTGTAGTAACACCATCAGCTAGTGCAGGTAACTTAGCAATAGTTGATTGTATTGTTACTGCTTTAGGTGGTAATGGTATAACGATAACGGGATCTTTGACTACATTAACATTGATAAATAGCCAAGTGCTTGTTACGGCGGGGAATAATGTAGCACCTATAAGTGTTGCAGGTATTTACACAATTATTAACACCGTATATGATAAACCAGGTTCTACGCTTACAGGAACTAGTACTAATTCAATAGATTATTTTCAATACATAAATGCAGATAAATTTATTACACAAGGCGGTACATCATCAAAATATGTTATGGGTGATGGTTCGTTAAGTAATGGATTTACAGGTGGTACTGTAACAGGGTCTACTTCATTTACTGATGGTTTAAGTGCAAATACAATTTCCGCAACAACAATTAGTGGAGTTACGTTTTATGGTGATGGTTCTAATTTGACAGGTATTAGTGGGGGTGGTGGGTCTTTTTCAGGAGGAACAGTAACTAACCCAACTAATTTCACAGGTGGTTTATCGGCAAACACATTTAGTGCAACAACATATCAAAACTTACCTACAGATGTTAGAGTAACTGGCGGTACATATTCTGCAGGAACCACAACATTTACAAATAATACGGGTGGTACGTTTTCTATTACAGGATTCAGTACTGGATATACTTATAGTCAAACAAATAATTATACGTCAGGAATTCCTGTTTCAATAACACACAATTTTGGTACAACTGAAGTATTAGTACAAATTATAGATACAAATACTAATCAACAAATTTTTGGAAATATTAGTAACTATCAGTTAAATTCATTTGATGTTACATTAAATAGTTCTTTAAATGGTATTAAAGTTGTTGTTGCTGGAGGTTCTTTGACATCCACCACACCAAGAGGTTCGATAACATTACTCTTCGGTCATGATAGCGTCAGTCCTTCAGATAGTGTCTCATATTTTATTGGGGGTCAATTTAATTTAGCCCCTGTTACATCAACAAGTGATGGTAGAAGATTAATAACACAAAAAACAGGTAATATCACACAAGTCTCTATATCAAGAACAATTGGAGGTACTTTAGGGTCTTCTGAATTAAATACGCTTTCAATAAATAACGTAACTCAAGCAACCACAAGAATCATAACAAGCGCCGCGACTTTTGATTCGTCAAGCTCATTAATTAACTATACATTAACATCACCATTACCTGTTGTTGCTGGTGATAAATTAGAAATTGAGTGGGATACTCCTGCATATGCAACAAACCCAACAACAGTAAGACAACAAATAAACGTATTAATAGATTTTTAAATGGGTTACTTAGGTACATATGAAATAGTAAATTATAGTATTAATCATCCTGTAGAAGGAACTATCAATAAACAAAAAATTATTTATTATAATAATCAAAATGAAATTGAACTTGAAGAGTATTATTTTGGTTTTATAAGAGAGGGATATACGATTAAAAATTAATTATTATGACAAATTTTTACGATTCTTTAGGAATAAACGGTGGACTAAATATAAGTGCGAACACAACAACAGACGCCATATATATTAGTCAATTAGGTACGGGAAATGCGGTATTAATTGAGGATAGTTCAAACCCCGACGCGACCCCATTTATTATAAATTCAGGGGGTAGTGTTAATATTGGTAGGATTGAATATTTGACAACTTCAGGTGGTACTCAGGCAAAACTACAAGTTAATAATAGTACATCACAAATACCTTCATCAGGGTTACCGTTCACTACTAATTTTATAGTACAAGGATTTAATAATAATAATGTAGGACTTTTTACTACCGATACTAACACCTCACAAATTTATTTTGGAACACCCTCAAGTGTTTATGGAGCAAAAATGTCTTGGTATTACACTGGAGGTACTTTTGATATATCAACAGAAACAACAGGAGGTACTTTGACTTTTGGAACCGACGTTGGGTTTGAAAGAATGAGAATTCAAAGTGACGGTAAGATTGGTATTGGTACAACCGCAGCAACGGCAAATTTAGAAGTTGCCGGCTCAATCTCAGCAACAACAATTAGTGGAGTTACGTTTTATGGTGATGGTTCTAATTTAACCGGTATTAGTGGAGGGGGCGGGTCTTTTTCAGGAGGAACAGTAACTAACCCAACTAATTTCACAGGTGGATTATCGGCAAACACATTTAGTGCAACAACATATCAAAACTTACCTACAGTTATACAAGTTTCTTGTTCTGATGAAATAACCGCATTAATTACTGGAACAACAACAACTTTTAGAATGCCATATAACATGTTAATTACTGAAGTTAGAGGCTCATTAACAACCGCACAAACAAGTGGTAATACTTTTACTGTTGATATTTTAAAAACAGGAACAACAATATTATCAACATTATTAACCATAGATAACAACCAAAAGACATCAAAAGCGTTAGGAACAACCCAACCAGTAATATCCACACCAAATTTAATAGATGACGATGAAATTAGTGTAAGAATAACACAAATAGGTAGTGGAACCGCAAGAGGGTTAAAAGTCACAATAATAGGGAATATAACAAGTTAAGACATGAGTTTTATAGTTAATCCAAACACATTTAATTATTCAATAACACAATCAGGTTTAGTTTTTAACTTAGACGCAAAAAACATTAATTCATTTCCCGGTACAGGAACTACTTGGTTTGATTTATCAAAAAATTCGGAAATCAATAATGCCACTTCTACTCAAACAACAGGTGGTGGAAATGCAAGTGGACCTCCAATTTATAATAAAGGAGTTCTTGATTTTAATAAAACCACAAGTAGACAAATGGTTGTTTCAAACAATCCCTCAACAAGACTTACAACCGCAACCGTTGGTGTTTGGGTAAAGGTTAATTCGTCGTCAAGTGGGTTTGCTGGAATAGTTACTAAACGAGATGCTTGGGGAATATTTACAAATAATGATGTTTTACTTTTTTATAGTTGGGGCGCAGGTGGAGGTATAGTTTCAACTGGAATTAATTTGTTAGACAATCAATGGAGATATGTTACATTGGCATTTAGTGGAGCAACGGGCTCACCATCTAATAACGCTACTATGTATGTTAATGGGGTGCCTAACACAACCGGAACTTTAGTCGTACTAGATAATTCTGTTTGGTGGACAGCAATTGCGTGGGGATCTTGTTGTTTTGGATCTGAACAGTTTTTAAATGGGTCAATAGGTGAAGTACATATGTATAATAGAAGATTAACTGATGATGAAATATTATATAATTTTAATGCCGTTAAATGGTGGTACGGACTATAAAAATTAATTAATTTAATTTTATTAATAAAATAAATAAAAAAGTAAAGATATTTATAAATTAAAAAGACATGGGAAGAATAATACAACAAAATAATGGTAAAACCACAATTTACGTTACAGGAGAAGATTTCAATAATTTAAGTGGAACCACTGACACTTATTACGTTGGTGTTGATTTAAATACAGGGTTATTTGAAAAGAAAAATCCTGATGGGTCATTTGAAGATTTTGGTGGTGGGTCATTTACTGGCGCCACTGAAGCAACGTATTCAGAAATTAATGACCTGATTGATGGGAGTGGATTAACTACGGGATCTTACTACCTAATAACAGACTTTAGAACTTGTTATGACCAACCTGATTTTAATTATAATGGTAATCCTATTATTAATACAGGACTCACGGGTAATTACAAACAAGGACCTATTGACCCTATAATGGTTTTAGCAACAGGGGAGAATACCATTAGTACAACCGCATATCAACCTAAATATCCTAATGATAGAATTCAATATGATGTTTATTATAACCAAACAGAAGTCACTAGCGGTACTTCTTATGGTAGAATTACAGAAAGGATAGATGAGTTTAATAATAGAACCGATTATGATCACAGAAATGTTTTATTTAAAAGGTATAAATTATTTACTTACAGAGAAGAATTAAGATTAAACGGAACTGTAGAGATTTTATCAGGTGGAACTGTAAGTGGTACAAATACTACTTTTAGTGCTTTAACTGTTGGTGACGTAATATATACAAACAGCGTATCACCTTCTTATTTTGAAATAGTATCAATAAGTGGTAATACTTTAATGACTGTTTCAGGAGATACTATAACCGAAACAGGTCCAGGGGCTATAATTTATAATACAATAGAAGAAACAAACGACACAAATGGGTATTTTAGTTATAAAAGAACAAATGTTAAAACAAATGACTACCAAGAATATACAACATTTGGGGATGCGATATCAAATGAATATGCTAAAAATAATTATGTTGGTAATTATGCAAATAACTACACTAATTTAGCAACTAATACATTTATATTAGCAAACAATGTATTTTTAGAAGGACAATACGAAAGTAATAAATTTGGTGATTACTGTTTTAATAATACATGGGGTACCGATAACTCAAATAATATTTGGGGTGACTATTGTTATGAAAACGCATCAACGAACGATATTGATGATTGTGTTTTTAAAGATAGTTTCAATAATAATCTGATAAATACTAATCTAACTGAAAATCAGATTGGTGCTAATTTTAATAATAATAGATTATTAGCTGAAAATAGTTCTGGTTTTAGATATAATATTATTGGTAATGATTTTAATAATAATACAATATATTCAGACTTTTATGACAACCAAATTCTAAATGATTTTAATAATAATACTATAGGTGATTTTGGTAATGTTGAAGATGGTACTTTTGACTTTTATAGAAATAGAATTGGACAAAATTTTAATAATAATATTATAAGACAAGATTTCCAAAATAACTCAATTGGGAATAATTTTCAACAAAACATAGTTAATGGGGAATTCAAAGGGAATACAATATTAAATGGTTTTAATAATAATGAAACTAGTTGGCAATTTGAACTAAACCAAATTGGTAATGGATTTAATGAAAACAAGGTAGGTGATGATTTCAGAAGAAATGACATAGGTTATTATTTTTATAGTAATTTAATTAGTCATGATTTTGAAGCTAATAATATCGGGGAGTTTTTTGAGAACAATGAACCTACTAACACTAATTTATTTGGGTGGAATGACCTATCAACGGTATCCGCAAGAACTTATGATAATTTTTATCAAGTTGTCGGGGGTGGCGGATTAGGTAACAGACTATTAGGTAAAGAATTAGTAATGAAGGTAATCTCAACTTCACAATACTTTAAAATTAAATTTACTCAATGGACACAAGGTAATAATGAAAATCCTAATGGTGGTGGATTCCAATATGAAAGACAAGAAATTGATTCTAACGGTAATAATATAGGGGATTTAATTACATTTACAAAAACAAATTACGGTAATGAAGTTGATATTATTGTTCCAGGAGTTGTTGAAATAACTAGAGGAAGTCAAAACGGTATTTATAATATTGTGAGTGAAAATAGTTGGGATTATAACGTGTCTCCACAAGATACCGAATGGAACTCAATCTATACCGCACCTAATAACGGTAGTAATTTCCGATATAATCAAATTGGAAACGACTTTCAAAATAATAATATAGGTAATAATTTTCAAGATAATCAAATTAGAAATGATTTTAGAAATAATAACATTACAAATGACTTTAGAAGTAATGTAATTGGGTCGTCATTTGAAAGTAATGATATACTTGATGGGTTTGGTTTTGGTGGAAGTCAATACCGAGGGAACAAAATTGGAAATTATTTTTATAGAAACAATATTAGGGAATATTTTTATGACAATACAATTTCTGATAACTTCTCTTACAACACGATTGGAGATTATTTTCAATGGAATAATGTAAATACAAATGTTGAGTTTGAGGACTTTACAACAAATTATGGAAATATAACAGGATTTAGTCATAATTCTGTGGGTACTAGTGCTGCTGACAACACATATACAGGAATAAATGGAGACACCGATGGTATTGGTGTAAATGCATCATTTGATATTGTCGTATTAGGTGGTTCTGTAACTAATGTTACATTAAATACATCAGGTAAATTATACTTATGTGGTAATACCATCACAATATTAGGAACTTCTATTGGTGGATTTAATGATGCAATAGACACATATACCGATAATTATTCTATCCAAACAGGAACTACAGGTACGTACCCTAGTCTTGCTGTGACAGGAGGGACCGGAGTAAATGCAACTTTTGATATAGTTGTTGACGGTAGTGGAAATATAAGTTCCCTTTTAAACGATAATCAAGGTGCTGGATACACCGATGGAGATCAACTAGTGATATTAGGTAGTTTATTTGGCGGTACTGACGGAGTTGATGACATCACAATAACAATAACTGATATAATAACTGATAATTTTACTATAACAGTTGATGCGGTATCACCAAACCCTTCTGTTTATGAATTATATAATTGTGAAATTTTCAAAAACTCAAGTTTAACGAATAGGTTATCTTACTACGATGGAAGTGATGTATTAACAATAAAAAATATAAATGAATAATAATGGAGACAACTAAATATATAGTAAATAACTTATCAGCACAAACAATAAACGGTAACTTAATTGTCACAGGAACAACAACAATTAATAACACAGGTGTTTATAGGGCATTATTAACTCAAACAGGAAGTATAATAGGAACCAATATCGGTCAATTTAACTATGGATTAATAATTGGTGAATCATATACAATAACATCATATCAGTCGGGTGACGATTTTAGTAACATTGCATATGTAGAATCGGGAACAATTAATGAAACCGGATGTGTTTTTATTGCAACAGGAGAAACTCCTAATTTTTGGGGTAACAATTCAGAATTAACATCAGGTGGTGGTTTAATTGTTGATGTATTAGAAAATACTCTTGGGTATAAAATATCTTGGGAACAGAATCCGTTTGGTGGTAATGGTTATTACATAGGGGTTAATAATAGTACAGGACCTTTATTTAATTCTTTTCCGAGAGCTAAAACAAAAATAAATATGTCAATTAAATACCCATTTAATTGGTCTGGGTTTCCTCCGATTGGGATAACAGGCGTTAGTAATTATACTGAAAAGGATTCGGCAATTTTTGTTGAGATGTATTTTGATGGTAGTAATATAGATAACGCATTATACTATACACCAGTTGAGATCACTATCAATCAAGGTCCGACAACTCCTTTTGTTGCATATGGTTTAAACACTAGTAAATTTCCTTATGGTAACATAACTATTAGGATTTATGCCGGTACCATTGGAGAAAACTCCGTAGAAACAATTTATGGTGATTATAATGAAGTTAATAGTATTGACGAGTTGGTTATTGCTTTGAATAATGATAATATCATTAGTACTCTTGGTACTTTTTCGGTTGATTTAGAAAATGAGGGTGGCATCATATTAACAACCACAGAAAGAATAAAAAATCAATTTTCCCCTAATAATACATTAACATTTGAAGTTTATAATGATTAAAAAAAATAAATTTTCACAATTAAGATAAAAAATAAAATACTTATTATAACTAATGGAGTTTTTTATTCAACAAAATACAAGTTTACCCATTTTAAAAATGGATGTTATCAGAGACGGAAGAACCGACTCATGGAAAGAATTTTATTCTGTTTTAGATAACGCGAATATCCGTTTTTCTATGAAAAGTGAAGACAACGGAATTCAAAAAATATTTATGCAACCGGCTTATTTAACAGAAAAAAATAGAACAAATCCTGATTCAGATAGAGAATATTATATCTATTACAAATGGTCGGCAAGAGACACAAATAAAAAAGGAAGATTCATCGGAGAATTTTCAATTATATTAGAAAACGGAGAGTTGATCGCACCAATAGTTTCAAATTTATATATCAACATCATTTGACATTTCACCATTTAACCATTATTTATTAAGAAAGGGAAATCACAATATTTTTTGTGAGTATAATAACCCAAACTTAAATTATACAAATATGGTTCCTCAAGAAGAAATTGAACGCTTTTTACATGGCGAAGACGACGAAAAATATATTGTCGCATTAGAATACGATTACAGATCAGATAAAATTTTCAAGGTAATACAAGACCCAATCAAAGGTAAACTTTTGAGAATGGATACGTTTATTCCATTTGCTTGGGTTGGTGATCTTAAAGATAAAAACTTCTATAAAGGTAATAAGGAGTTTCAAAAAAAGGCGATGTCTGAAAACGGCATTATCATAGAAAAATTAGAAGACAGGGGAGACGAAAGGTTAAAAAACGGATTAACGTTTTTAGTTAAAACAACAAAGTCTTACTCAAACCTTGTAAACTTTTTTAAAGGTGGTGGTTTAGATCCTTGGAATAGGGATAACTCAGACGCAATTACCATTATGACACCGGTAGAACAATACCTCATCCAAAAAAGTAAAAGACTATTTAAAGGGTTTGATGAATACGATGAAATTCACAGGTTTGTATTTGATATTGAAACCACAGGTTTAGATCCCAAAACAAGTAAGATGTTCTTAATAGGGATGAAAGACAATCGTGGTTTTATGAAATCTTTATCGGCACAAAATGAAGATGAAGAAAGACGAATGATTATTGAGTTTTTTGAAACTATAGATCAACTTAAACCATCCCTTGTTGGTGGGTACAACTCAGCATTCTTTGACTTCCCGTTTATTTTAAAACGTGCAGAAATTTTAAAATTAAATATTAAAAAAATTGCAAAAACTTTAAATCCTGATCACTCTTTAAAACAAAAAGACGGGATGTTAAAATTAGCAAACGAAATGGAGCCTTACGTTCAAACACAAATGTGGGGTTACAATATTATTGATATTGCTCACGCAGTTCGTAGAGCTCAGGCAATCAACTCAGATATTAAAAGCTGGGGTTTGAAGTATATTACCAAATTTATTGAAGCAGAAAAAGAAAATCGTGTTTATGTTGAGGGAGATAAAATCGGAAAGATTTATTTTGACAATGAGGACTATTGGATGAATAAAGAAAATGGTAACTATAAAAAGATAGGGATCAACGAAAAAATAGATGAAATTTGTTCAAGAAGAACTGATGTATATTTTAAAACTAATGGTTCAAAAATTATTGAGGACTACCTTGATGATGACCTTTATGAGACTATGGTTGTTGACGAACAGTTCAACCAAGCAAACTTTTTACTTTCTAAACTTGTACCAACGACATATGAAAGGCTATCAACTATGGGTACAGCAACATTATGGAAAATGATTATGTGTGCATGGTCTTATAAAAACAATTTGGCTCTACCTAAGAAAAAAGAGAAAAGAAAATTCACAGGAGGTCTTTCTCGTTTAGTACAGGTTGGGTATTCAAGAAAGGTATTAAAACTTGACTACTCATCTCTTTATCCATCTATTCAATTAGTTCACGACGTATTCCCATCTTGTGATGTAACAGGAGCGATGAAAAGTATGTTAAAGTACTTTAGAGATACTCGTATAAAATATAAAAATTTAGCAAGTGAATTTAAAAAAACGGATCCGAAACTTTCAGTCTCATATGACAGAAAACAATTACCAATCAAAATCTTCATCAACGCATTCTTTGGATCTCTCTCGGCGCCTCATGTATTTCCATGGGGAGACATTGACATGGGAGAACAGATTACGTGTACAGGTAGGCAGTATTTACGACAGATGATTATGTATTTCATGAGTAGAGGGTATGTTCCTTTGGTTATGGATACGGATGGGGTTAACTTTGAAACTCCGATAGATAGAGAAAACTATACTTATGTGGGTAAAGGTCTTAACGGTTTAGTTAAAGAGGGTGAAGTATATACCGGAGCTGAAGCTGATGTTGCTGAATACAATGACTTATTTATGAGAAATGAAATGGGTCTTGATATTGATGGTGTATGGCCAGCAACCATTAACGTGGCTCGTAAAAACTACGCACTTCTAACAGATAAAGGTAAAGTTAAACTCACAGGTAATTCAATTAAATCTAAAAAACTTCAAACATATGTTGCCGAGTTTTTAGATAAGGGATTGAGAATGTTACTTGATGGTAAGGGTGGCGAGTTTTTAGATTTCTATTATGAGTATGTAAGTAAAATTTACAACAAAGAAATACCGTTAGCAAAGATTGCAAACAAGGCCCGTGTTAAACAATCAATAGATGATTATAAAGTACATATTACAAAAACAACAAAGGCAGGAAGTTTAATGTCACGTCAAGCACATATGGAACTTTTAATAAATGCAGGAAAAAATCCAGGTTTAGGTGATACAATTTATTATGTTAATAATGGTGTAAAAAAATCACACGGTGACGTTCAGAAAAAAACAACTAAAATGACTAAAAAACAAATAGAAGAATATACAAAAATTCACGGAGCGGTCCCCCCTGAAATGTTATCAAAAAGTGAGGTTATTTTAAATTGTTATTTAATTGACGAAAAAGAGATTGAGAATAATCCAGATTTGTTAGGTGATTATAATGTATTAAGGGCTTTAGCGGCATTCAATAAAAGAATTGAACCATTACTTGTCGTATATAGTCCTGATATTAGAAAAGACATTTTAATTGAAGATCCTAAAGACCAACCAATTTTTACCAAGTCACAAACAGAATTAGGTAGAGGATACCCAATGAAAGAAAAAGACCAAGATAACTTAGATGAGGTATTAACATTATCGGACATGGAGATTAATTTTTGGCAATCTGTAGGTATTGATCCATACTACATGTATATTGACGACACTATTAATTTAGTTAATACCGATTATGTTAATAGTAATATGGAACTAATGAAAACCAGAATTTCTAAAAGTAAGGTTGATGAAGAAGAATTATATGAATTTGATGAAGACGGAGATTTAATGTCTTTAGTTTTTGACTAAGAACCTTTTAGTCCATCAGAAGAAAGTATGTACCAACCACCATTAACGTATTTAAATTCAACGCAGGAACCCTTACTTAGTTCTACTTCGTTAAATTCATCGTCTATTAATTTACTTGATTTTACTATGGTATTTGTCAATGACTTTATAACTACATGGTCACTTGTATTTTCATTTAATATAACAACACAGTCTTGAATCCCTTTTGTGATTATTACGTACTCGCCATTTACCTCGTATGATGGGTTTGAGACTATTGCAGAATCTGAAGTTTCAATTAAATTACCATTGATTATTCTTTGTGATGATACGGATCTAAAAACTGCCATAAAAAATTATATAACATTATATGGACTTGTAAATGGTCTAAATTTAAGTGCTTTATTCATGTTTTCGGCCATTTGACCTTTTATTTCCCATTGTTTTTCAGGTCTAAGTCTTTCTAATCTAGCTTTAAGTTCTTCCCACAAAATAGTTTTTTCGTCTTTAGCTTCAGTGTTTAAACTTTGCCACTCTAAAGTTACTTCACTATCCGGTGTTTTTAAGTTACCACTATACTTACCTCTAACTTTTGCTAAAGTTTCTTTACAATAAGCGGTAAACCATCTTCTAACCCATGTCTGTGCAGGTGAATTTAATTCATCCCATCTCATTTCATCAATTGGAACGTCTGAAGGTAATTTTACAATATCTGGATTTTTTTTCAAACAATCTTCTCTATCGTTTGTTTCATAATACCAATACCAAACTTTATATTTCTGATACTTTATATTTCCAAAATCAAATTTACCACCAGGAACATTCATTAAGTGTATGGCCTTTTTACCTTCAGGTAATGCGGTTACTCTATATGTTAGTTCCCCTGATATTATTCTTCTTTTCATACTTATATCTTGCATTCTTAAAAGAATATCAAATGCTGGTGTTATAAAATAATTTCCTGTCGTCCCCATTTGAGAAAATCCGGCTCCACCACCTAAACCAATACCACCAAATCCACCAAATCCTCCCATAAACGGATCAAAATATGCTGCATCCAATTCAGATCTTGTAAACCAAAGTAATTCATTTAATTCTCTTCCTGCAGGTATTTCATATATTTGTTGGTTTGGAATTAAATCTATATAATCTTTTTTCAAAACATAATCTCCTCCCGCTTGTAATCCAACAATTTTTGAATACGAATATGTGTATTGTGTTTCCCAATCTAAACTTCTAGTTGTGAACGCCCTTGTCACAGATTGTTCATCCAAGTTTAAACCATATAAAGACGACCACTGAGATTCAATCAACCAATCATTTACATGTTGAGCATAATCTTGAATTGATAGTTCCAATAACGAATCCATCATTTCGTCTTCTAACTCTACACTACGTAAAGGTGCTCCTAAAAGATTTCTAATTCTTTTATAAAGTTTACTTCTGTCCGGTTCGGTGATAATTGCAGTATTCATAAGATATATTTTTATATAAATATCTTATCACTTAACTTTATTTCTTTCTAATTGTGTTGTGTATTGATCATTAACAAATCCCCAATTCACGACTCTCCAAAAGTTTTTTACGTATTTGTCTCTTTGATTTTTATATTTTAAGTAATATGCGTGTTCCCAAACATCTAAACCTAATAGTGGGTATCCCTGTATTTTTTCTGTATTCATTAAAGGGTTGTCTTGATTTGCGGTCGTTACAATTTTTAAAGTGTTAGATTTAGTTAACACCAACCAAACCCATCCAGAACCGAACCTACTTTTTGCCTCATCCTCAAATTTTTCTTTAAACTTTTCATATGAACCAAAAGTCTTTTCAATTTTTGATTTTATCGGGTCTTTAATTTCTTGTTTTTTTGGTGATAACATTTTCCAAAAAAGTGCATGATTAAACGCACCACCACCATTATTTTTTACAACCGTATTATACTTAGATATTTTTTTTATAATTTCTTCAATATCTAAATCAGGACCTTTTATTTTTTCTAACTCAACATTTAATTTATCAACATATCCTTTGTAATGTTTGTTATAGTGAGTCTTCATCGTTTCACTATCAATAAAAGTTTCTAAATCGTCAAAATTATATTGTAATTTATCGATAGATATTTTTTTTATCTCTGAAATTATTTGTTTATTAATAAATGGATCAACATTAATCTTACTTTCCAGTAAATAAATTTTTTTGTTAAAAAAGTTTAAACTCATGTAATATAAATATCACCTCTTATGAGAAATTAAATTTAACATTTCTTCAATAGTAGATGCGTCTTCCATCATGTCATCACCCATAACAGTTGATATGATTTTTTTCTTTCTATTTAGGATGTCATATATCACCCCTTCTATTGTATTTTCAAATAATGGGTAATATACTGAGGTTGAATTTTTTTGACCTATTCTATGTGATCTATCTTCTGCTTGTGCGTGTTCTGCAGGAACAAAAGATAAATCATTCATGATTACTGCTTCTGCGGAGGTTAAAGTAATACCGACACCAGCAGCCTTTAAATTACCAACAAATACTTTTATTTTATCATTTTCTTGGAAATCGTCTACAGCTTTTTGTCGATGAGGTTTTGAACAAGAACCATCTAAATAAACCGCTTGTTTTCCAAAATGATCATAAATTGTTCGTAAGGTGTCTGTAAAATTTGTAAATATGATTACTTTTTTTCCTTGTTCAATAATGTTTTCTGCTAACTCGATAGTATTTTTTACTTTTTCTTCGGCAATTACCTTTCTTACTTTCATTAATTTACCAAACTGAATTGTTAAAGATGATGACTCTTCGGAATTATTATCATACCAATTAAAGTATTCACCCATTAATTCTTCATAATCTTTAGATTTTAATCTTAAATAAACAGGAGTAATAATTTTATCAGGCAAATCTAAAACCTCATCTTTTAATCTTCTTAAAATATGTGATTGTGTCCGCTCTCTTAATTCATCTAAGTTAGATGCCCCTGTTACGTTCCATATTTTTCTTTTACCAACACTAAATTGAAATCCGTTACAGTATCTTCTTGCGTAAGCCATCCAATTTGCAGCAACAGGACTTTCAACTAAACTTAAAAGATTATAATAATTCATTGGTCTCGATGTCATCGGTGTTCCCGTTAATAACCAAACCCTCTCAACGTTACCACATAAATCATTAACAATTTTTGTTCTTTGTGCTTGTGGGTTTGATATCATGTGCGCCTCATCCATAATAACCAAATCAAATTTTGCATTTAAAATTGTTGATTCGTCTTTCTTTTTTGGGTCGTGGAAGTTTTTTAAAATATCGTAATTAATGATTACAAATTCATGTTCATCTGAAAATTTTTTACCTTCTACAATATAAACTGTTCTATCTGAATAATTTGCAATCTCTCTTTCCCAATTTATTTTTAATGATGCGGGACAAATTATTAATATTTTTTTAGCACCTGTTTCAAGTGCCGATATAATTGTTGAAGTAGTTTTACCAAGTCCCATGTCATCGGCCAAAATAAACTTTTTGTTTCTTACAAGTTTTTCGATAGCCTCTTTTTGGTGATCCATCGGTGATCTGTGATCGTATTTAGAATATTCAATAACAACATTTTTAACTTCATTATCTTTTATTAAAGCGGATTTTGGAATCCAAAAGTCATGTAAAGTTTCTCCACTAAATATTTTACCCCATATATGATAAGATTTATCCTTCTCAACTAATAACTTTTCAACATAAATTTCTGATGGTTCTTTTGTGTACATTTTATCTTCCATCATTTTTTTTCCAAAATATGAATCTAATTTAACCCATTTTTTAGCGACTTTTGGTACTCTTCCGTGAAAATTTATTATGTATTCTGATTGTGGTCTTGTGGGTGTAAATGTCTTACTATTTTGTTTTTTGTGTTTTAACGACAAGATATAATTATTTGACCCAACATAATCATCTAATAGCTGAAGGGCCCTTGTTTCGGGAGTTTTTGAAATTAATTCTTCCATTATATTATAAATAAAATAGTAAATAATATAAAAAAATCAATTTTTTTTTTTTAACAATATATTTATATGTAAAAATAAAAATAAAAAAATATAAATATGAGATCAATAAGATTAACTGAAAGCGATTTAACAAGAATAATAAGACGAGTTATTAAAGAGGACGAAACTGAAGGTTGTAAAAAACCAACAACATCTGGAAGACCTGATTGTAAGGATGTGGAAAAGGCTAAAACGATAGGTGGTAAAATAATATCAATTGATGATAGCGTTTTTATGATGTATAAAGATGAAGGTAATTGCCCTACTTATTGTAAATTTAGTGAAAGTACGACATATAAAATAGCATAAAAATGATTTTATCCGAAATTAATAAAATTAAATACCTTTTTGGTTATAAAAGGGGAGTTATAATTTCAGAACAGTCTAATATTGAAACCCCCGTATATTATGAAAAATGTGAGGGGGGACATGGTTTGGTTGACCCATCTAGTTTTGAAGACTACGGTTTTGATGAAAATAATAATGTTATTATAAAATTTATTTCTGAACCTAAAATTGACTACGATAATGGTAATAGTAAAAGTATAGGAACTTGCCTAGGTGGGGATATTCCATTAAAGGATAGGTGTTTTAATATCTTAACTTACCAAGGAAAAAAATTTGTAACTTATGAGATGGATTGTGAGACAAAAAAAGAAAAATATTAATTTTTTTTTATATCTTTGTCGTATATACAATCCAAAAACATGAAAAATCTTATTTTAATTTTATTTTTATTTTTTAATTTATTAAATTTACACTCACAAATTAATATAATTTTACAACCTAAAGAACTTGAGGTTATAGAATATAACGAAACCAAAAACACTAAATTAAAAAAAAATATAGATACTTCATTTATTATTGAAATAAATGATAAGGATGTAATTTTTTCGACTAGTTATCCTAAAAATTCTTATGTTATTTATAAAATAATTGAGGAAGTTTATAACGACGAAAAAATTAAGATACTAAAATGTGAAACAAAACAAAAGTCAGTATTAAGTATTTGCTATTATGACGACACCAAAGAAAATAATTGCATATGGTTAAGTGTAAATTTTAAAGACACTGATTTTAACTATAAAATATTTGAATAATTTTAAAAAAGTATTTTTATTCTCGTCCCCATTTCTAAAGAGTGGGGTTTTTTGTTTTAATAGTATTTATATATATATGACACAAAAAAGAGTACCAATAACAAGATTAAATAAATTTTTTTCTGAAGAAGATTTCAATTTAGAAATTGAGATGGGTATGGAATGGCAAATGGGTGATATGAATTTCACCGTTGTTTTATATAGAGTTGATAGACAAAGAACAAATAATGATGATGTTTATGGTGAAGCCATGAGTGAGGGGATTCAATTTTTAGCACCTATCGAGGTAAAAGGATTAGTTAAAATTGATGCTCCAACCAATTCAGATTATGGATCATCTAAACTTTCTCAACTTGAACCGGGTAACATGACTTTTAGTGTATATCAATCTCAGTTGGATCAATTGGCTATTGAAATATCTTTAGGTGATTATTTGGCTTATTATGAAACTGAAGATAGGGTAAGATATTATTCAGTGGTAAATGACGGTAGGGTCACATCAGATATGAAACACACATACGGTGGATATAAAAAATATTATAGAACAATAATTGCATCTCCTGTAACTAACGACGAATTTAACGGTTTATAAAAATGGCATTACCAAAACAAAACAAAAAACACCTTCCTTTAATACCAACCAAAGTTGGAAAAGAAAGAAGACAACAAATGTTGGATGATATTACGGATGGTGGAACTTTTCTACCAAAAGGAGTATTACATGCCGACATGGATAAAGGTGTGTTAGATTTTGTTAAAAATGATTTAAAATTAGTGGTCGATGGTAAAACGGTCCCTACTGTCGATAAAATAATTACAACACAAAGTTGGACTCAATTTACAGAGACTTGGGAGTTTCAAGATTTAGATAAAAACGTTTCTTTACCGTTTATTATAACTGTAAGACAACCCGAAGTTAAATACGGTAAAATTAATAATGGTGCTTATAATATACCTGAGAGATTAAGATTTTTTTATTATACGGTCCCTACTTGGGATGGGCAAAGAAAAGGCGCTGACGTATATAAAATACCTCAACCGGTTCCTGTTGATATTACCTATACAGTTAAGATTTTTTGTAATAGAATGAGAGAGGTAAATGAGTTCAACAAAATAATGATGCAAAAATTTACCTCTAAACAAGCGTATACACAAATAAAAGGTCACTTTATGCAAATGACCTTAGAAGACCCGACTGATGAATCAGCCAAAGAAATAGAAAAAAGAAAGTATTACATTCAAAGTTATAAAATAACATTAAAGGGTATGTTAATAGATGAAGAAGAATTTCAAGTGTCACCAGCAATTACAAGACAAGTTACACTATTTGAGTTTGATAATAAAAAAAGAGGTCGTAGAGTTGAAATAGAACCAGCAAGACCCGACAGTTTTGATTTAGATTTATTATTTGTTTCGGGAGTTACTCAATTGAATGAAGTTTTTAGATATACTGCAGACATAACAATTAACGAAACAACTAATTTAATCAATTGTTATGAAACCACTTATTCGTCAATAACAAATAATACATTGACCTATATTAACTGTAGCGGAGCAACGACCACAATATCTACAAATATTGGTGACTCAGGTAATATTTGCGTTAAATCCTCAACCTTACCATCTTTTAGTAATACAACTGGAGGTACATTTAATGAGGGATCATCTTGCGCTTCAAGTTATTCTGTTTTTATTAATAATAATTATTTAGGAGACAATGTGCAAGTAATACAAATTAACAATGGGGATACTTTAAAAATTATAGTTTATAAAGATGACATAACTCAGAATTCAATCATAAAAACTAATGCAGTTTTAGTTTAGCTATTCACCATAAATGTCTTTTTCTTTAGTACAAGTTTTAATTATTAAATTTTCTAAAAATTTATAAAGTTTTAAACCATTTTCTTCACAGTAATTTTTTAATAATAAATGTGTTTCTTCAGAAATCTTTATATTTTTAATTTTTTTCATATTAATAAATATTTTAATAGGTAGAAAAAAGGTAGAATTTTTTCATACTACTATCTATTTATTATTTTTTAGGTCTGTTTTTTGCTTAGAATTAATGTATTTATATATAAAAATAAATCTTTAATTAACTAAAAAAATGGCATCTAGTACAAAAGTATTCGTTTCTCCAGGTGTTTATACCTCAGAAAGAGACTTAACTTTCGTTGCTCAAAGTGTTGGTGTAACAACATTAGGTTTAGTTGGTGAGACCTTACAGGGTCCAGCATTTGAACCTATATTTATCACTAACTTTGACGAGTATCAAGTTTATTTCGGTGGAACAAGTCCAGAGAAATTCGTAAACACACAAATCCCTAAATATGAAACTTCGTATATTGCAAAATCATATTTACAACAATCAAATCAATTATTTGTTACAAGAATATTAGGTTTATCAGGTTATGACGCAGGGCCATCTTGGTCTATTGTTACAATAGGTAATTTAGATAGTACAACTATTGGTGTAACAGGGTCGTCTCCAACACCTATTGGTTATGTATATTTTACAGGTACTACAGGTTCAAGTACTAATATAACAATACTACCTTCGTTACCATCATTAATATCTGCAGATTTTTATAACCAATATACTACAGCAAATGGTGATAGTTCAAGTCTATATTTAGATTTTCAAAATTATATTTCAGCACAAGTTGGTTTATTTGCAACAGCATCACCGTTATCAGGAAAAACATCTTATTTTTGGGGTTCAGTTGATTCTACAACATATGCAGCAGTTACAGGATCACCATTTAACACTACCGCAGTTACTGAAACGTTCGGTGTTGACAATGTTATTTTTGCAAATAATGATTTAAGCTCTTATTTAAACGATCCTTGGTACTACGCATTGTTTGATTATACAAAATCACAAAGTGTTGGTAGTTACAATGGATATGGATTTGGGGCATCATTAAACACAATTTCAAACGTGGCTTTAGGGTATTCAGGATCTGTCGCTATTTATGGGACTACTTATTCAGGAACACCATATAGTGATTATGATGATTTAGTTGTTGCAACATTAAGATCAAGAGGTATTACAAATTATTCTAGTACACAACATGGTCCTAATTTTGAAGTAAGTGCAACTACTGGCGTTAATATCATCACAACAGGATCTTATTCGGGAGTGTCACTAAATCCATTTGAAACTTTTGTTATTTCAGGTATAACAAATGATTCTCAAAACTTTAGTTTTGAAACTTCTTTATCTTCAACAGACTCAGAATACATCTCCAAAGTTTTTGGAAGAAGTAATTTTGGTAAAGATAGAAATGAAGTTCCTTTATTTGTTGAGGAAGTTTACTCAAGTTTATTACTTAATGGTTATAGAAACGGGAAAATTAGAGGTATATATAATTCATTAATATCACTTCCAGGTGTTACTGATGACTCAAATATACAAGATTATAGTGACTCAATCGCATTTTATTTAGAACAATACCAAACACCTGAGACTCCATATATTGTTTCAGAATTAAGAGGTAGTAAAGTTTTTAAATTATTTAAATTCAAACTTATTTCTGATGGTAACGCAGCAAATAGATTAGTTAAAATGTCTATTGGTAATATTTCATTCTCAAATAGAACTTTTGATGTATTCATTAGAGATTTTTATGATAACGACCAAAATGTAAGGGTAGTTGAAAGTTTTACAAATTGTTCAATGGATCCTAGTCAAAATAACTATGTTGCTAATAAAATTGGTACATCTAATGGTGAGTATGAAGTTAAGTCTAAATACGTAATGTTAGAGATGAGTGACGAAGCACCGACAGATGCAGTCGCTTGTGGTTTTGAAGGTTATGTCTCTAGAGAATATGCAAACTCAACACCACCATTTGTTATCTACAAAACTAAATACTTACAGGCAGGTGAAGTAATATATAACCCTCCTTTTGGGTCGTCTTCAGGTGGAGACAATCCTGTTATTTCTAACGGCGAAAATCCAAGAAAGGCATATTTAGGTATATCAAATATTACCGGAATCGATTACGATTTCTTCGAATACAAAGGAAAACAAATTCCAGCAAACTTAGCTACCGATACAGTAGGTCTTGGTTGGGGTTATAAAACAAAAGGTTTCCACATGGATAGTGGGGCGACTGTTGTTACAATGTATAATGTATTAACATCAGCATACACACAAGCGTTTGAAGTTGGTGCTGGGTCGTTTAATAGTGAACCTTTAGATTCGGATAATCCATATTTCAGATTAAATACTCGTAAATTTACAGTATTAGCTTACGGTGGATTTGACGGATGGGATATCTATAGAGAATATAGAACTAATGGTGATACATTCGCTTTAGGTCAGGCTGGATTTAAATACGGAGCAGCGTCTTCAGTAAGTTTCCCAACGGCATCAGGATGGGGAGCATTTAAACAAATCTCAGGACCAAATCAAGAGACTTGGGCAAATACTGATTACTACGCTTACAAATGGGGTCAAGATACTTTTGCTAATCCTGAATCAACAAACATAAATGTATTCACAACACCTGGTATTGATTATGTTAATAACTCAAATTTAGTTGAGGATGCTATTGATATGGTTGAAACCGATAGAGCGGATTCAATTTATATTTGTACAACACCAGACTTTAACCTATTCTTACCTTCTTACCAAGATATTGAAGAAGGTTTAATTTACCCTCAAGAGGTTGTTGATAATTTAGAAAGTACAGGAATTGATTCTAACTATACCGCAACATACTATCCATGGGTATTAACAAGAGATACTGTTAATAACACTCAAATCTATATCCCTGTAACCGCAGAAGTAACTAAAAATTTGGCATTAACCGATAACATTGCGTTCCCTTGGTTTGCGTCAGCAGGTTATACAAGAGGTTTGGTAAACGCAATTAGAGCTCGTAAAAAATTAACTCAAGAAGATAGGGATACTCTTTACAAAGGTAGAATTAACCCGATCGCCACTTTCTCAGATGTAGGTACAGTAATTTGGGGTAACAAAACATTACAAGTTAGAGAGTCTGCACTTGATAGAATCAACGTAAGAAGATTATTACTACAAGCTCGTAAGTTAATTTCAGCTGTGGCGGTTAGATTATTGTTTGAACAAAATGATGATAAAGTAAGACAACAATTCTTAGATTCAGTTAACCCGATTTTAGATTCAATCAGAAGAGATAGAGGTCTAATTGACTTTAGAGTTACGGTTTCTAACACACCTGAAGATTTAGATTCAAACACCCTTACAGGTAAAATCTTCTTGAAACCAACAAGAGCGTTAGAATACATTGACATCGAGTTTGTTATCACACCAACAGGAGCATCTTTTGATGATGTATAATAAAAAATAAAATTAGTGGGGGATAGAAATATTCCCCATTATATATTTATAAAATAAAAAATTATGAAAATCAAAAAAAAATTAATCAAAGAATCAGTAGGTAACGATTTACCAAGTTACAAAACATATTCTCAAAAAAAACAGAATATTGTAATTACTGAAAGTCAATTAGAAAAAATTTTAGAAATTATTAACAAAAAATGAATATTAAAAAACACGTATACAATTTTTTAAACAGACGTAGATTGAATGAGGGATTTGACGATGAAGGAAATCCTGACACAAAATACTATGCGTTTGATTGGGACGACAACATTGTTTTTATGCCAACACAAATTATGGTGATGACTGAAAACGAAGAGGAGGTTGGAATGTCTACTGAGGATTTTGCGGAACATAGACACCAACTAGGTGTAGAACCTTTTAATTATAAAGGAACAACTGTTGTCGGATACGCTTCAAACCCTTTTAGAAATTTTAGAATAGAAGGAGATAAAAGATTTATTATAGACTCAATGATGGCATCACCTGGCCCTTCATGGAATGATTTTGTTGAGTGTATAAATGGTGGTTCTATTTTTGCTATAATTACCGCTAGAGGTCATAATCCTGAAACATTAAAAGAGGCGACTTACAATTATATAGTTTCTAATCACAATGGTATTAATAAGAATACTTTAGTGGAGAACTTAAAAAAATATAGAAATTTAGAATCCGAAAAGAATATTGAGGAGAGTATTGATTTAAATTTTACTGATAAGGATTTAATTGATGAATATTTAGAATTGTGTAAATTTCACCCCGTTACTTTTGGGGAGGGGAGTGCTGCGAACCCCGAAGAAGGGAAAATCAAAGCGATGAGAACTTTTATTACTTATTGTAAAGAATTGGCAAAAGAAATAGGTGAAAAGGCTTTCTTTAAAAATGATGTTAATAATCAGGAACTTATACCTTCTATTGGGTTTTCTGATGACGACCCAAGAAATATTGAAAAAATGAAAGAATTTTTATCTAGTGAATATGAAGAAAGTCCAGTAAAAACATATTTAACTAAAGGAAATATTAAAAAAGAGTTTTAAAACCGGAATTAATATAAAGATATTTTCAAAATGAAAAAAAGTAAATAGAAAAAAAATAAACAACACAATATTTATATAATAAATAAAACAATTAAAAAAGAGAAAACATGGCTGATTTACTAATGAAAATGCCTTTTCAGTATGAACCAAAAAGAAAGAACAGGTTTATATTGACGTTTCCTTCATCTTTGGGTATCAACTCTTGGTACGTGGAAAGTGCATCTAGACCGTCAATAACTATTGGAAAAAAAGAAATAAAATTCCTTAACACACAAACATATGTTTCAGGTCAGTTTAACTGGGACGAAATTACGGTTAAGTTAAGAGACCCTATTGGTCCTTCAGCCGCACAAGCGGTAATGGAATGGGTTCGTTTACATGCTGAATCTGTAACAGGTCGTATGGGTTATGCTGCGGGTTACAAAAAAGACATTGATTTAGAAATGTTAGACCCAACAGGAGTTGCAGTTGAAAAATGGATTCTTCAAGGGTGTCTAATTACAAAAGCATCTTTTGGTGATGTTGGTTATGGTGGTGATGATTTGGCTATGGTTGACATGACATTACAACCTGACAGATGTATATTAGTTTACTAAAAAAAAATATCATAAAAAATCAAGAACCCATCTTTATAAGGTGGGTTTTTTATTTACATAAAATAATAGTTAATTATTTTTTAAATAAAAAACTATGGATGAAGCAGCAGAATATGGGCAAATGAATTTTAATCTACCACATGATGTGGTAAAATTACCGTCAAAAGGAATCTTTTACGCATCAAAAAAAGAATCACTAAAAGTGGGGTATCTTACCGCAAGTGATGAAAATTTATTGATGTCCCAAAATTATGGAAAAGATGGCATAGTAAATTCATTATTAAGAAGTAAGGTTTATGAGCCTGGGTTTAATATAGAACAATTATTAAATGTTGATGCACAAGCAATTCTTTTATTTTTAAGAAACACTTCTTTCGGTCCTGAATACAATATCAGTGTTTTAGATCCTAGAACTGATAAATATTTTGACGTTACCCTTTTAATTGATGAGGTAAATTATTTACCAATGAAACACCAACCGGATTCTGAAGGATTGTTTTCATTTACATTACCTAAATCACAAAAAAATATTAAAGTTAAGCTATTAACTATAGGTGATGATAAAATGCTTGATTCTATAATGAATAGCTACCCAAAAGGTATGATAACACCTATTATCACTAAAAGACTAGAAACACAAATTGTAGAACTAGAAGGAACAAGAGACAAGGGAAAAATTGCAACTTTTATAACTAACATGCCAATAGTTGATTCCAAAAGTCTAAGAAAATTCATTAATGAATGTGAACCAAAATTAGACCTAAACAGAAAAGTAATAGCCCCGTCTGGAGAAGAAGTGACAGTTAATGTCTCTTTTGGGGTTGAATTTTTTCGCCCTTTCTTCTAATTACCAAAAATACCTTTTAGACGAAATTTATTTTTTAATTAAACATGCGGGGTTTTCCTATGGTGATTTAATTACTATGCCAACATTCCAAAGAAAATATTTTGTAGACAAACTAATGAAGGAATTTGAGAAAAAATAATAAATGTCTATTTATATATAAAAGTTTATGATGTTATTTACTTCTGACGGTACTTTAAATGAGTTTGACCAAACTGGAACAAAATTAAATGATATTACCGCTAAAATAGATGCCGCTATTGAAAAATTAGGTAGTCCCAATTATCTACAAGAATCAATAACGTCAATGGAAGATTCTGCCAGGTCTTTATCAAGGACTATGAATAGTGGGATGGTTTTAGAATCTAACAAATTTAGAGAACAATTATTTGAATCATATGAAGGTGTAGTTAAGTTAGGGGGTACATTTAAAGATATAACAGAAGCGGTTGCTGGATTTGCCGAAGGGATGAATAAAGTAGTTTTTATGTCAAATCAAGCCACAAGTAGTGGTGAAAAATTTGGAGAAGCGTTATTTGCAATGGAAAGATCCACAGGTATCCAATCTAAAGAATTAGGTAAAATGACTGCTGAGTATATGAGGTTTGAAGGTTCACAAATTAAAAGTATTGAATCCATGCAAAAAATTAGTAAAATTGCAAGGGTTTCAGGTGCTGACAGTAAATCCGTATTAAATGAGGTGCAAGGTTATATTTCAAAATTAGATGCGTATGGTTTTAAAAATGGAATAGAAGGTTTGGCTAAAATGTCAACACAAGCAAAAATATTAAGAACAGATATTGATAAAATAGGTGCGATGAAACTTGCTGACGATCTTTTAAATCCTGAAAAGGCAATAGAGGTTGCGTCTAATTTACAAATGTTAGGTGGAGCAATTGGTGATTTAGGTAGCCCATTCAAATTAATGAATATGGGAATGAATGATGTTGAAGAGCTACAAAACCAACTTATAGATTTATCTGCAAATGCGTATAATGTAAATAAAGAAACAGGAAAAATTGAAATTGACCCCCTATCAAGACAAAGATTGAGAGAACAAGCTACCGCTCTTGGTGTTACATATGAAGAATATGTTAAAATGGGTAAAGAAGCCAAAAAGGCTAAAGAAGTTATGGATGCACTTTCTGATACTTCATTTGGCGATGGTATGCCTCAAGAACAAAAAGATTTATTAGCGTCACTTACAGAATTTAAAGGTGGTAAAATGACTTTAGATATACCTGGTTTATCTGCACCAATTGATGATTTGGAAGCTGCGATGAAAGACAGCCCCAACGAAATTCAAGCGGCTTTAGAAAAATACCAAAAAACTGCTGAATTATCAGAAAAAGATATTGCATCAAAAGGTTTGGGTCTGCAAGAAAGTTTAAATGCCGATGCAAGAGCAATAAGAGATATATTATTAAGAAACTTAACCGAAGACCAAAGAAATACAATTGCAAATAATTTAGAAAAAGGTATTGATATTATAGGTAAAAGTAACGATAAAGCACAACAAAGAATCTCAAATCAAGAAAAAAAGGCGGATAAAGATTGGAAAAATCTTGAAAACCAAATTGATAAGGATGCGACAAAAGTAGGTCAAGGAAAAGGAGGAGAAACATACACAGATGAAGATATGACAAATGGAACAACAAGTGGCGATGAGATGAAGGAAGAAGAAGATGCTACTTTCTCAACAGGAAAAAAAGTATTAAGTATGGGTAAAGGTCAGATGTTTAATTTTATTAAGGATGACGAAGCGATGTTTGCTCCCGATCTTTTAAAAAATATGGATATATTAAAAAATTCATACAATAGTAATTTCAAAATAAAAGAAATGATGTCATCAGAACCCAGTAATGAAACAGGTATTGAATCTAATGCTATAAAAATGATGGCAGAGTCAATACCCAATCAAAAACCACAGTCTTCCGAAGTGGTACAAAAAGTTGTTGCATCTGGAGATATTAATATTAATATAAACGTTAATTCAAACGGAACGTTATCCGATGCTTTAATGAAAGATAGATCCTTTACTGAAGAGTTAAAAAGTAGAGTTATAAATATTATTCAAAACAAGAGTAATATTAGTGTTGAAAAAGGTCAAATGATGTAAAAAAATACTACACTACCTATTTATAGATAAAACATTAGATGGAAAGTCCACTATCATTTGATTCTACTGAAAATTTCAGAAAAAAATTATTATTAAAAAATCTGAAACCATACAGAGTTGACGGATTTTATAGTCCTACAGACATAATAACTAATAAAGATTTTTTTATAAATGATTATTCAGTTATTGATTCTACACCATTAGACATAACTTCAAAAATAATTGAACCAAATTTAATTGGTCAAAATAAATATACACCACAATCGGGTAGTTTTGGCGAAATAGTAAATATTAATTTAAATAAAACGACACAAACAAACTTAGGATTTTATGGGTATCCTAAAACTGAAAAATCATTTTTAGAAATATTTGGTAAAACAAAAGAAAAAGAGTTAGTTGTACAAAATCAGTACGGACCTGAAGGTCAACAAAGTAAAACTACCGTAACCCCAAATGTGAACTTTCAAAAAAAGGCAAATGAAGGAAACTACGGTTATTCCGATACCATTAATAACGGATTAGAAAAGAAAGGAAACGAACTAGAAAAATTTTTAAGAGTATTAAATAAATATGGACCTGAAAAAGGTGGAGGACAGTATGGTGATACGGTTGTTTTTGAAATAAAAACTTTTGGTATTAATACTGGTGAATATAAAAATCAAAAAGATGCTGAAGGAAGTGAATTAGAAACTGTTGGACAAAGACAAGAAGTTTTTCAATATGTTAAAAACAAATACGGACCAGCCACTAAAGGAGGTCGCTCTTATGGGAGTACGGTTGATATTAACAAAGACCAACAAACGCAAACAAATTTTGGGGAATACCTTCCAACAGAAAGTTCAGGTGATAATAGTCCTTTAGAAATATTTGGCGAACAAAGTCTAACAATATTATTAAATAATACCTTCCAACCATTTAATCCGGTAGAAGCAACACCAAACGATAATGTTGAACAAAAACCTAATAAAGGTGAATATTTATATGGTTCTTTTGTTGGAAAAACAACTGAAGAATCGCAAACATTTTATTATGCAAAAAATAAATACAATAGTGGTGAAGGTACGTTTACGACTCCCGAAGAGGTAACATACATTAATGAAACAATTAATAGTCCTTATAGATTAAGTGATAGTACATTTGCATTTATACCCTCAGATTATTTACCTGTTAGTATTTTAACAACAGATAATGTTGAAAATATAAATGGAAGTGACGGTAAATTAAGTCAAGATTCAACATTGGCACAAATTGCAGCTAAACAATTACAAAAAGAATTTAAGGCTAGAGTTGCATTTGAATTATTACAACAAACATTAGGAAGATCAACATTAAGTAATTCATCAATTTCACCGGATAGTGGAGGTATTTCTGTTAAACCAAATCTTAACCCATTTGATGCTTTAGGTGTTTTATCTAATAATTTACCAATAATACAAAGGGATTTTAAAATAACTCAACCATTAATTGACACTCCCGGTGCATTGAGTTTTACCGCTAGACTTTCAGGGTTGTACTCCCCATATTCAATTATTCCAGGAGAATACTTTGATTACCCAAATAGAAATTTTATTAGTCAAATACAAGACAACCCTATTGGTTCGGTAAATAATTTATTAAATAATTTAGTAAATAAAATCGCTTCACCACTAATTGATACTTCTTCAGAATTATTTTTATCAAATACATCAGATGCGGTAAGAGGATTACTTTTTGACCAATTATTTTATAACTTTTATAGACCAAATTACCTTTTAACATCACTAAGAAATCCTAATTTGTTAGCTCCACAAGGTAACTATTATATTGGTAGTAATAAAAACTTCATAAGAGATGCGGTTAGTCCAAAAACGGATTTGGCAAAATGGAAAAACGGTAAAGCTAATGTAGGTCCTGTTTTTAGTTATAGTGAAATCTCTAAAGAATATGAAGGACAAAAAGTTACAGATATTCTTTTTGGGACTTATTCTAAACCTTTTTATGATAGTGTCGGTATACAAGGTGGATTTACTTGGGTTGCTGATAATAATATATATCAACCGGGTAAATTTGTAGGTCCAGGTAATCTTCAAATTAATAATGCAGGTACAGATACTGTTTTTGAAAGATCGTCATTTGGTCCTGAATACAATAAAACAAAATCATCAGATTTTGATTTAACTGAAGGTTCTCTACTTGATGTTACACAAAAGTTAGTACAGGCAGCAAATAATTCATCAAGAAGGTCTGAACATGTTGGAAATGCGATAAACCAAGTCTCAAAAGTATTCAAAGACGGGTTATTAGAAATGACCAAAGGTTCTAAAGTTATTCGTTATACTACACCAAACTCCGTAGATAAAACGGCAACAATAAAAGGGTACGAGTATTGTAGACTATTCACTAAAGATAGACCATACTACACGTTTAATGAACTTCAGAAAAAAGACGGTAATATTAGAAAGTTTAATAACTCTGTTTTAGATAAAACATATAATTTAAATATTGCCCCTATGGGTTCACAAAACGGACTTAATTCTACTAACATAGGGTTAAACGATCAAGGTAAAATCGGAGCAAAAAAATACATGTTTTCAATAGAAAACTTAGCTTGGAGAAGTTCAAATAGACAAGGATTTACTGTTGATGATTTACCTGCTTGTGAGATTGGGCCAAATGGAGGAAGAATAATGTGGTTTCCACCGTATGACTTAACTTTTAACGATACGTCACAAGCACAATGGGAACCAATCAGATTTTTAGGTAGACCAGAACCACTTTATGTTTACAAAAGTACTGAAAGAACCGGTAGTTTGTCTTTTAAAATTGTTGTTGACCACCCTTCAATAATGAATATAATTGTAAAAAAAGAGTTAGAAAAAGAAACGAGCAGTGATGCCACTAAAATTATAGATTCATTTTTTGCTGGATGTTTAAAATATGACCCAATAGACTTGTTAAAAAAATATAGACAATTTAGTTTGAGTGACATATTTGAGGCAACAACATCTCTTAGAACAATAAGAGAACTACAACAAGTTACAAATGAATTACCTAAAGAAAAAGTTACTGAAGAAAAAGAAGTTGAAACTAATATAGAAACAGTAAGTAATGAAAATAAATCACAAGATATTAATACCGCAAACGAAGAAATAAAAAAAGAATCAGAAAAGGGAGGTAAATTTGAAGAAATAATTTTATTCTTTGATCAATCAGTTCCTTTTGAAAGAACAACCTTAGACCCTGATAAGGCAAAAAGTAGTACCCTTAGTGAAAGTGATTATGAAACACTTTATAATAAATTCATTTCAAACGAAACATCATATAAAAAAGAAGTTTCAAATATCCCTAGTTACCCCGATGGATATTATTTAAAATTTCAAACAACAAGAAACGATTACGGTAAACCCGGTAATTACGTTAAATATAAAACAGTTGAGGAAGTTGAAGCTTTAAACACAAAACAAACAACAAATCCAAAAATTGATCAAAAAAACTTGGCAACAGAATACATTATATTCAAAAAAAGTTCATTAGATAATTTGTACGTAGATATAAAACAACAAAAAAGTAACTTTGATGAATTTCTTAAAAAAGTGGCGTCTGCTCTTGACTCGGGATCTAAAGTTGAATTTAGTATTGTTGCTTCCGCAAATGCAAATGGTGATGATTCTTATAATGATTTATTATCACAAAGAAGATATGATGCGGTATTACAGACCATTTTAAAATTTCCAACTAGTGACGGAACATTAAAAAAATATTACGAAAAAGAATTAACCATAAATAAAGTTTTTGAAGGAAAACAATCAATTCTAAAAACAGAAAAGTATTCAAATATAAGTTGCGCTAAACCATTCCCTAGTAGTCAAAAAGAAGGGTATTCTTCAGTTCAGGCTATGTTGTGTAGAAGAACCACAATAACTGAAGTTAAAGTAACACCGCCAGAGATAAAACCTGAAGAAAATAAAACTGTACCTGTTCCTGATAAAGAAAAAGTTGATTTGGAAAGTTCAGGACCTAATCCTGATGCGGGTTCTGATAACACTACAGATAACCCAACACCCCAATATAAAATTGTAGATAGACAAATATCTGTTGCATCTGCAGATCCTAGACTTAAAGGATTAACAAAAAAATTATTAAGACGTTTGTTAAGTGAATGTGATTATTTTGATATGTTACAAGAACAACAACCTATGGTTTTTGACGGGATTAAAAGTAAAATTAAAAATTTTCAACCAACATTTCATTCAATAACCCCCGAAGGTTTAAACTCTAGACTAACGTTTTTACACCAATGTACAAGACCGGGAGACACTATCCCAACTGCAAAGGCCACAGGAATAAATCAAACAAGCTTAGAATATAATGACGTATTCAATAGTGCTTTTGGTACACCACCAATAGTTGTTATCAGAGTTGGAGATTTTTACCACACTAAAGCAATTATAGATTCTGTACAATTAAAATATGATGATGCTAAATTTGATTTGAATCCTGAAGGTATTGGTGTACAACCTATGATTGCGGATGTAACGTTGTCATTAAAATTTATTGGTGGTCACGGTTTGGCTAAACCTGTGGCACAAATACAAAATGCATTGAGTTTCAATTATTATGCAAACACAGAAATGTATGATGAAAGAGCGACGGAGACCGAACCTGTTGCTGATGAGATAACTGCAGAGGTATTGGACGGGATTAAAGATGAATATGGCATATTGACAGTTAAAGACAAAAAAGAAAACAATGCTGGAAATACAATAGGTACTATTTTATCTAATTTCTTAGATGTTACTACAAGTGCGGTTACCGGTACCATTCAATATAAAACAAAAATGAACGAATTATCAAATATAACAAAAAGTTATTTTGACACAATTCTTAGTAATTTTGAAAAAATAAATGAAGAAGCGTTAATCGGTGGAATTATTATATATAATAATGATAGAAAATACACTCAAGGACTTTTCAATTGGTTGAGTGGTAGTACAAATAATAAAGTTAATATTTTTGGAAAAACAAATTCTTTTTTCCAAACAATAAGAAAAGTGGTAGACCAAGCTAAATCAGATGTTGAAAATGAAACATCCCCAATCTTAGGTGGTCTTGCTAATAAAAACTTTGACAAGGACGAAAAAAGAAAAATTAAAAGAAAACTAAAAGAACTAATTGAAGAAAAATATTTCTCTTTAATAGATACTATATCAAGTGCACAAAGAAATGTTGTTGATAATGAATTAAAATTAATTCAAATTACTGACGAATTAAATTACGTATGTGATAAAGTTGATGGATATATAAACAAAAGAGGTGGTGTGGTTGCGTATAATATATCAGGAACCACCGGATATTTAGATCCCGAATCACTTTCTTTAGGTTTAACAAATACTTTTGATGAACTTGTTTATGATTATTTAAAGGTTGGTAATGATTTAAATTTATATAACCAAAAATTAGATGAATACAAAATAATACCTTCAGGAGATCCGTACACGTTCAATACAGATTATCTTTTTGAAATGTATTTAAGACCTGATTTAGAAACAAAAAAAGGATACGAAACGGTACAAAAAGAAATAAATGTGTTTTTTATGACAATGGGTAAACAAATACTTGACGACTACAAAAAATTTGTAGAGGACGTTGTTTCCGCAATACCAAGTAGTGCTGATAGTTTTAATCCTGAGACTGAAACTTTTAGAGACCCATGGAGGGTATTTTTATATTCAAACTTAGGATTTGTATATAACACAGATAATGGGACGACCACAAAAAGAAACGAAGGGCTATATCAAGATTTTGAAAGATCAAAAACAGAAACGAATAAATTATTTCAAAAATTTAAAGACGAATTCATTTCAACATTTTTATCAAACAATCAATACAAGCCTTACAATGAACAAAAAGAAAGGGTTATGGACTATGAAAAACAAAACCCAACATTACCACCATACGATCAGAACTTAAAAGATGTTTGGTCATCTGTTGACATTCCTGGTGAGTTCTTTAACTTGAAAAAAACACTCAATTAAATATGGACTTTTATAGAAGATATAGCAAATTTTTACTTAATGGACAACAGACAGTTGTTCCTTTTATTAATATTGGGTCAAGAACTTCAGACCAAAAATATATATACAGGTCCGGACAGTCAAGACTAGATAAAATAAGTTATGAAAAATATGGTTCACCATATTTTGGTTGGTTAATACAGATTGCGAACCCTTTATATGGGGGTTTAGAGAGTAACATACCTGATGGTACTATTTTAATAATACCATATCCATTAATAAGTGCATTACAAGACTACAAAAGTGCGATAGATAGTTATATTTTTTATTATGGCAGATAGTTTAAATCAAAAAAAAATATACATAGAAACTGACTACGACAACATAATTTTGATAGACCCTAACAAAATAGTTGTAAATGATGAGGTCGTTGATAGATTAGTTGAACACGAAGACTTAGTTTTTTATGTGAATTTAGAAACAAAAGTAGTTCCAAGAACTAAATTGGCCGTTGGGTTAGATTTGGATTCTGATGTTGTAAGTACACAAATTGCAAGTTTAGAAGGTAAAAAAAATTTTGATCCCAATAAAAAGGGTGATGAGATTAATTTTTTAAGACCATTAGGTAAAAAGGTGTTTGATACTAGTTGGGCCGATCAAGTCAGTGGTTTAGGGTCAAGACAAGGTGGAGGTGCGAATCAGACTAAAGAAACTGAAATACAACAAAAAGATGGTACCACAAGATATGTAAGAACAGTATCTAATTTTGAGGATACACAAATGTTGGGAATAGAAAGTATTACAATAGACATAACCGGAGGTAAGTCTGGTGGTATGTTTGTACCGACAGTTAAAATAAAATTAGTTGACATACAAGGAAGAACACTTTTTGAACAAGGTGAAAACTCACTTTACTCAGTCTTTTTTAACTTACCGTACCCAATATTTTATTTAACAGTAAAAGGGTATTACGGAAAAGCAATAAGATATAGTTTGAACTTAACAAAATTCAACGCTTCTTTTGATAATACCCTTGGTAATTTTAATATAGACTTAGAGTTGATAGGTAAAAATTCTGGGTTATTAAGTGATAGTTTATTAGATTATGCTAGAACTGCACCTAAAATGTTTCCTGCAATTATTCAAACAGAAAACCCATCACCATCAAACTCTGTGAATACAACTGTATCCAGTAAAGAAATTTCAATTGGGTCTCAAACATTAGATGAAGTTTATACGATATACAAATCCAAAGGATTAATTGATCAGGATTTCCCACATCTGACTATAGATGAGTTTATTGAAGACGCCGATAGTTTTACGACCTCAATGCAAGACAAAATTGAAAAGGGGGACTTTGTCATACTTAGTGATATTGATCAGTTTAGAAAAGACTTACTTGAAATAAAAGACAGGGCATACAAAGTTGTTTTAAATACCTATTTAGACAAAACAAATTACATTTTTTTTGACGGACAAATTTTTTATTCTTTCAAAAATACATTAGACTTTCAAAAACGAAGAGATATAATATCAGCAATTAAAGCCGAGATAAATAATTCTTTGGATAATATTAGAAGAAACGCCACTTTTGGTGAAGATGCGAAGGCAGAAAACCAAATACCTGTAACAATAACTGACGATGAAATATTTGAAAATTTTGATTATAATAAACTAACATTTGAAGACTATAAAAAAACATTGGCAATTAGAATCGGGACCACACCAACTGACGAACAAGTTAATGTATTTATATCCCAAATTAACAAAGATTTCTTAACAAAAGAACTAATAAAGGACATCAATGGGAACGATATTGAAACATTCCCGACACTTATAAAATATGGAGAATCAACTTTTGGTGGTGGAAAACTAGTTAGTGGTGGGTTTTTGGATAAGATTGAACAGTTAAGAACAAAAATAGATAAACGAGAAGAAGAAATTGAAACACAAATATCAGATGATTTAGCGTTGAGGTTTTTTTCTAAAGACGGCGGTTTAGGTTACCAACCAACAATTAGAAATATAATGGCAATTCTTATGGCCGGATTAGATACTTTCTATATATTAATGGATAGAACACATACCGACGCATGGAATCTCAGAGATAACCCTAGAAGGGTATCAACAATTTTACCTCCAGATAAAAATTATAGTGTTGATGGAAAAAATACTATTAAAGGTAGTTCAGAAGAAATAAAAAATATAAACTTAGTTTACCCATGGCCAACATATTTTGTTGAAGAAATTGACGATAAAGGAAATAATAAATTTAATATACACTATATTGGCGACCCTAAATATGCAGATCAAACAGAAGGTTTTGATGATACTGTTTGGCCTGAAGTAAAATTTTTAGAGGATTATTTAACGGCATCAACAAAGAAAAATAAAGAACCAAGAAGGAATGTTTACAACAATGAAAAAGAATTGGCAAATTATGGTTCTTGTAATACTTTATATTTTCCATTTAATGTAAAGCCATATGAAAATACTTCAGAAGTTTCTTTCATGTATGAAATGTATGAAAGACTTTATGCTTTAAGTCACTATACAAAATTATATAAAAGTTCGTTTAATACAAAACAAATAAATAAGTTTCTTGCGGATCTTGAAGCAAAAAATATAATAAGTTCTGCACTTTCAAATCCTAGATTAACTGAAAGACTCAAAAACACAAAATATAATCTACAAACATTCAGAAACGAATTAAGGGCAATATCTAATTCAGGTGGAATTGGGGTTAATTGGGCTGACTTTGAAAGGGATAATTATGTTAATGAAAATGTTTTAAATGCGGTACAAAAAGATTATGGGTTATATGACATGGACACACTAAGTTCAAGATCTATAAGTTTGGATAATACAATTCCTTTAGTTAAAAATTTTGAAGAATATTTAAGAAGTAGTGAAGTTTCAGAAAAATCTTTTTTAGATGTTTTACCATATACCGATAATAATTTTATAGATAAAAATACAATATATACTGATAGGGAGTCCTTCAACCAAACAGATAAAACATTTATTTTTCTTGATGACAAAAAAACCATAGCAAGATTAAACCAAACAGAGAAGTACAAAAAAATAAAATGTTTTAAAGATTACGCTAAAACACAATTTGAAAACTTTACCACACCAATCTTAGTTAGTAAAAAAACAACAACAACCGTTAATAATCGTATTACTTTAAAAACTTTTTTTGAAGAAAATGAACAAATAGATAGTTACGTTACGGTAAATAAATTAGAACTTGATGGTGGTTTATATTCAGGAAATGTTGGATATAACGTACAAAGTTGTACGTTGTTGAACACACCTTATTTTATTAATGCGTTACTAAACGGTGTTGAAATGGAAAAAGACCCAAACAACACAAATCAAAATCCATATGCGGCTCTTGGATATCTATATGTTAACTCAATACCTTTAGCCGGTTTGACCGACCCATTAGTGGACATTGAAAGTGATGAGTTACTTGACGCATTTGGGTCAACATTAAAAAATTTCTCATCTATACATCAGATACCCTATTCTATAGTTTTAAAATTTGGATCAATTTGGTATCGTTATAAACGATTTATAGAAACTAACGGAGTGGATATATTAGATGATGTATGGAAAGATTTTGACTATAAAAAATATTATGATCCTTTTGTTAACGATTTACAAACACAATTTAAAATAAAAAATTACACAGGAGGAAGTACGGATTATAAATCTTTTGAAATTAAGTTATTACCATTTTATGGGGGGATTGAAATTTTTAAAACTGGATTTTACCCTAAATTAATAAATGATGTATATTGGTTTTTCACAAAAAAAGATTTATTTACAACTTATAATCAAACAGAATTTGATAATTTATATGATACCGGTAAATTAAAAATAGGTAACAATACTAATGCGAATTATTACATGGACTTTAATGGGGACAGTAACAATATTAACAGGTCAATTATTATTAGCCCATATTTCCAATATTTAACTTTTGATAAAGATCCTCTAATAGATAAAAATTACAAAACACATTTATTAGTCCCATCAAATGGAGGATTGAATATTAATCAAACGGTACTTGAATGTTTTGATGATAATAACAAATTGAAGATAGAAATCCAAAACAATCCGGCTATGTATAACGGATCTGTACGATCTTTTTGGGGAGCCCCTCAATTTGGTTATTATGACAATACTTTAGTTACAAAACCAAAATACAATGAGTATTTGAATTTAGGTAAAGAACTTATGCCAAAATCAATAGAAGAAATTTTTGCGGTATTCAAACCGGAAATTTTAGATTTATTTGAAAAGGCGTTTTTAGGTTTTTGTAAACCTAATCCTAGTGCAAGTGATTTATTAATCCTTGAAAAAGAAGAAGTTAGTCCATCATATACTAATACAAATAAAATTAAAAAAATTAAAGAAAGACGACTATTTGAACAATTAAAAAAAGTATTTTTTGTTAGAGACAATGATGTCACATTAATTAATGAACAAAATCAAGACGCATATCAATTAGCAACTTCCCAATTATCTAATATCACAACAGGAGTTAAAAACTTTATGAATTTTAATTGTGTCTTAAAAATTGCAAATGCTGGAAATTTTGATAGAAAATTATTTAATAGTGTTTTAAATACTCCCGGATACACACCCGTAGATCCTATAAAATTTGAACCATATGTTAGTAACACTTTACCTGGCAATACACAAACAATTAATTTAATTACAAGTAGGGCGAACTTTAATGATGAATGGAAAACATTAGAAAAATATGTTGGATTTTCCACATTACCATATGTTGAATATGCTGATAGCGGATCAACAATCACAGATTTCTTTATTGATATGGACATCAAGTTTAGTGTGGATAATATAAAAACTTTAAGTCCTATAATTAAAATTTTTGCAAGTAGAAAACAAGAAAGTATTAAAGATGGGCAACCTTACGATAAAGAAACTTTTATTGACCAACTTAAAACATTTATTGACGGTGAAAATTTAATTAATGATAATATCCTTACAGAGGTTTCTAGTTATCTAAATAAAAATTTACCAAAACAAAAAACAAAAAACAAAAATTTTAGAGCAACGGTTGAAGGAGACACTACAAAACTATCTTTGTATAATGTTTTTCAAACATTAAATGACAAATGGGTATCGGGAAGTGATTTAAAATCTAAAACATTATTTGAGGATTTTCTTTTTCATGATACAGGAAACAATGATGTTGGAGATAAAATACAATTAGATATGGAAAAAGTCAGAGACATTTTTAAATCTGACGGTGGTAGAGATATATATTCTGTAATTGGTGGAATATTAAAAATTTGTAGTGATATGATTTTCTTTTCTTTACCATCTTACGTAAATTTTTATGGGTTACAAAACCCATCAAAAAATGCCCAAGCCATAGATATAGATCCGGCAAATAGTTTATTTGGTACATGGACAAATGTAGACTACATTAACTCAAGTGCAAAATTTTTATGTGTTTATGTTGGTAAAGAATCCGAAAAACCTAGAACCACAGATAACAAATTTATGGTTTATGGTGACGATAGCTATGATTTTAGAATACCATCCTCAAACCCAAATAGGGTTCAAGACGGAAAACAAAACAAATCATTATCAAATAAAGTGGTTGGGTTCAACGTTGATTTTGGTATAAGAAATCAAAATATTTTCAAGTCAATAAATGTTGGGATGCAAGACAAAAAAAATACTGCAGCAACTTTCATGGTTAGAGATAATTTGGCTAATGGTGCTAGTGGTGATAGAATAACACAACAAACCGCATCTCTTTATTCTTTTTATAAATCATTATCATATACGTGTGAAGTGTCAAGTATGGGAAATGCGATGTTACAACCAATGATGTATTTTAATCTCAGACACGTACCATTATTTTATGGTCCATATCTAATATTCAATGTCTCACATTCAATAGGAGTTGACAAATTTGATACAACATTCAAAGGGTCACGTATGCCAAGATATGCACTACCACAACCTGAGAGTTTAGGTTCGTATGTTAAGGCTAATTATTTACAAAAATACAAACAAAAAATATTGGAAAGGAAAAATACTGAAGGACAACCTGAAGTGTTTGAATCACTTTTAGATCCTGAACAACAAAAATTAGAAAAAGATGGCACACAATCAAATCAAACCGTTTGTGAGCAAAAAGTTGCCGATCAATATAAAACATTCCCTTTTGTTAAAACATCAAAGAAAACATTAACTTACGATGATTTAAAAATTCTTTTAAATGATAATGTTTCTGATAAAAATTTAAAAATTGTTTTATTCACTATTGCATTAACAAGACCAATAAACCAATCAGAAAGTGTAGGTATAATAGAACCACTAAACCAAAACTATTTTTCAATAAATGCTATAAATGTTAATAGTGGTAATAGACCTGAATTTTATGAATTAATATGTGTAAATGACTCAGATACACCAAAACCACTATTTTCATTTACAGGTCAAAGTCAATCAATTGCAATTGCATCGTCATACTTATCTCAACCGATTTTATTACTTCCTGAATTAAATAATTTAAACGGTAATAATACGGAATCATTTGATGAGTCGGTTGCTCAATTTGTTATTGCTATTTGGGATAGTGGGTTTTTAGATGCTGATGAAAACACAGAAGGAGTTCAACCGGTGAGTGCTGCAAATATAAAAGATTTTGTTATAAATAATTTAAATAATGGCGTTTTAACACAACAACTATACGACTCATACGTTGCCGTTTCTAAAATTGCGCAAACTTTCTTCTAATTTTACAAATAACTACATATTTATATAAAAAGAAAAATTATGAACGTAAAAAAACTTTTAGACGATTATCTTAGAAAGGATGCTAGGGTAACAGAAAAACAAACTGAAAATGGGTATAAAGAAGTTTGCGATTTAGATACTGGAGATTGTTATACAATAAGAATGAAAGATGGGTTGATAGAGAGGTATGATAATACAGTAAAAACAAATAGAACTTTAAAAGTTGAAACACCAACAGGGGTTAAAACATTATTAAATGGTTAATTATAAAAAAATGAATGTAGAAAAAAAAATATTGGAAGAAATCAGAAGATTTAATGAAATAAATAGTTACATCATTAAAGAACAGGATGAAGCTGCACCACCACCTCCACCTGATGCAGGTGCTCCACCACCACCTGATGCAGGTGCTCCACCACCACCTCCTGGTGCGGATGCTGGTGCTCCACCACCTACCGATGCAGGTGCTCCACCGGCCGGAGGTCCTGAAGAAGTTCCTGAGCCTGTAGACGTTTCAAACGATCCTGATGTTGAAGAAGTGGGTGCAGATGCGAAAGAAGGTGAAGAAGGGGAAGCCGAAGAAATTGATATAACTGATTTAGTAACCGCACAACAAGAAATTAAAAGCAAACAAGATGAATTTATGGATGGTATTTTTTCAAAACTTGATGATTTAACTTCTAAACTTGAAAATATGGATCAATTATTAAATAAAATTGATAGTTTAGAAAATAAGTTTGACAAATATAGGGAAAAAACACCTGAAGAAAGATTAGAATTAAGATCTTTAGATTCATACCCTTATAATCAAAAATTGACAGATTTTTTTGATGATAAAAAAGTTGATATGGAAAAATCAGGTAAAAACGAATATGTTTTAACATCTGATGAAGTAGAAAGGTTTTCACCGGGAGAAATTAAAAAAACTTTTAATATATATGATTCTGAAGATGATGAAGAAAATTTGAAAGAAAACTATAGAAGAAGACGTAGATTTTTATAAAATATAAGGGACCTCAAAAGGTCCCTTTTTTATTTGACATTCTACTAAATTCACTTATAATTGTTATAGATAAAAGAGTATAAATTAAAAACAAAAATCTATGGCAAATTCAATTGACGCAGTACTTGCACAGTACGAAAAGAACTCAACACCAAGTAGTTCACCGAGACAAAACATCTCACAAGAAGACAGAATGAAAAGATATTTTTCAGCAATTCTTCAAAAAAATGAAAAATCAGCACAAAAAAGAATCAGAGTATTACCTACAAAGGACGGTTCTTCACCATTTGTTGAAGTTTGGTATCACGAGATTCAAGTAAATGGGCAGTGGGTTAAGTTGTATGACCCTGAAAAAAATGACAACGAAAGATCTCCACTTACTGAAGTTTATAACGAATTAATTTCTACAGGTAAAAAAGAAGATAAAGAATTGGCATCACAGTACCGTTCACGTTTATTTTACATTGTAAAAGTTATTGATAGAGATAACGAACAAGATGGTGTTAAATTTTGGAGATTTAAACACAACTACAAACAAGAAGGGGTTTTAGATAAAATACTTCCTATTTGGAAAGCAAAAGGTGATGTTACTGATTCAGAAAAAGGAAGAGACCTTATTATTGAATTAACAAAGGCTAAGACACCACAAGGAAAAGAATATACGGTTGTTCAAACAATTATGTATGATGACCCAGCACCTGTACACACAGATAAAGAAATTATGGAAGGTTGGTTACAAGATGAGTTAACTTGGAAAGATGTTTATTCTAAAAAACCTGTTGAGTATTTAGAAGCCGTAGCGGTAGGAGAGACGCCAATGTGGAGTTCAGAACTTAAAAAATACGTTTACGGAGATGAGGCAGAAATTTCTTTAGGTGGAGTACAAAAAGAAGAAACACCAATTGTTGACCCACAAGCAGATGATGAACCATCAGAAGAATTACCATTTTAATATTTAAGTAATGAATAAGATATCACAAAAAATGTATGAAGCCCTGACCTTGAAATATAGGTCAGAAATGGCTGAAGCAGAAGCAACACTTTTAATTTATTTCAATAACCCTGTTGGTATTGGAGAACACCCACAACATTTAGAAGAAATGGATAAGTTTGTTGAAAAGATGACAAACGCAAAAGATAAACTTGAAATGTTGGAAACAATTTACAAGTATAATGTTAAAAGAGATGAGAAATTTGAAATCACTGAAGACATGTTAAAAATTTTAAACAAACAAAAAGGAGAAGAAGATGGCAATTAAAAAGAACGACTTTAGTTCATTAAAGAAAAAGTTTTCTACATCAGCAAAATATAAACCACAAAGGTTTTTTGATTTAGGTGAACCATTCTTAGATGCTGTTGGATTACCGGGACCTGCGATGGGACACATTAATATGTTTTTAGGACATAGTGATACAGGCAAAACAACCGCCTTAGTTAAAACCGCAGTTGATGCCCAAAAGAAGGGAGTACTTCCTGTTTTTATTATTACAGAACAGAAGTGGTCTTTTGAACACGCAAAACTTATGGGTTTTGAATGTGAAGAAGTTGTTGATACTGAAACAGGAGAATTAGAGTGGGACGGGTTTTATATATTCAATAACAACTTTGATTATATTGAACAAATTACAGACTACATTAATGATTTGTTAGATGCACAAGAAAAAGGAGATTTAGATTATTCATTATGTATTATGTGGGATTCAGTTGGTTCAGTTCCTTGTAAGATGACTTATGAAGGTAAGGGTGGTAAACAACACAATGCAAGTGTTTTAGCCGACAAGATTGGAATGGGAATCAACCAACGCATATCAGGTTCTCGTAAAGCGGATTCTAAATACGAAAACACTTTGATTATTGTTAATCAACCTTGGGTGGAATTACCTGACAATCCATTTGGACAACCAAAAATTAAGGCAAAAGGTGGTGAAGCGATTTGGTTAAATTCATCTTTGGTATTTTTATTTGGAAATCAAAAAGGTGCGGGAACAACAAAGATTACGGCAACTAAAGACAAACGTACAGTAAAGTTTGCATCAAGAACAAAAGTTTCCGTAATGAAAAACCACATCAATGGACTTGGATTTGAAGACGGTAAAATTATTGTAACACCACATGGGTTTTTACCTGGTAAAGAAGCATCCGAAGAAAAGGCGTCCATTGAACAATACAAAAAAGATTATGCCGAGTATTGGAAAGAAATAATCGGTGTTGATGGTGACTTTGATTTAAAGGCAGAAAAAGAAGAAGTTGAGTAAGAACCCTGTAATAATACAGAAATGACAAAAACCCTATTAGTAGACGGGAATAATTTATTAAAAATTGGTTTTCACGGTGTTAAAGATTACTTTAACGGTACAGATCACGTAGGAGGTATTTGGCATTTCCTTAACACATTACGTAGGTTTATAGAAGACGAAAACTTCAACAAGGTTGTTGTATTTTGGGACGGAGAAACAAGTACTTCACAAAGAAGGTTAATCTACCCAAAATACAAACTTAACCGAAAAGGTGTTACAGAAGATTTTAAAGAACAATCCTTTAACAAACAAAAACAAAGAGTAAAAGAATACTTGGAAGAAATGTTTGTTAGACAAGTTGAATTTGAATACTCTGAAGCCGATGATCTCATTGCATATTATTGCAAAATTTCAAAAGACGAAGATAAAACAATTTTCAGTGGAGATAGAGACCTAACACAACTTATCTCTGAAGATGTTACAATCTATTCACCTAATACCAAAAAGTATTATAAGAACGGAGATAAGATCAAACTATACGAAATAGAAATACCACACTACAATGTAAAAACATTCAAGATAATATCTGGTGACAAATCAGATAATATAGATGGAATCTATTACTTAGGTGAGAAGACGATTGTTAAATTATTTCCTGAGATACTTGAAAAAGAAGTTTCTTTTACCGATATTTTAACGAGAGGTGAAGAACTCCTTAAAGAACAAAAAGATAATACCGCTCTTAAAAATTTACTGACGGGTAAAACAAAAGAAGGTATTTTTGGTGACGAGTTTTTTGAAATCAATAAAAAGATTGTAGATTTATCTGAACCACTAATTAGTGAAGAAGGAAAAGAATTAGTACATACTTATTACTCTGAGTCATTGGATCCTGACGGAAGAGGTTATAAGAATCTAATTCGGATGATGATGGACGACGGATTATTTAAATACCTACCGAAAGGTGACGATCAGTGGGTATATTTTTTAAAACCATTTTTAAAGTTAACAAGAAAAGAAAAAACAAAGTTTAAAACAAAAAAGTAAAATTATGAAAGAACAGTATGATGTAACAAAGGTTGAGTTTCTAATTACACTTAACGACAATTTTGTGGTTCAAAGATTCTTTAATGTAAAAGGTTATAACGAAAAGTCTGAAAATTCAGTCGATTTGTATGACTACATTAAGTATTTGTCTGAAACATTACAAACAAAATTGAGAAACAAGTGTATGGTTTATATGTTAGACAACAGATACCAAATAGAAGAAGACCCAAACATTTTAGAAACATCAAACACAGATGGACCTGAAGTATTTAACATAATATTAAAGGTTGGAAACAAGACAATTTGTCATAGAGTTATTGATGCAAAAGTATACCCACCAAAGGTAAGATATACACTGGATATACGCCCAGACATAAAAAACATTTTAAGAGAGTTAACTGACATTTTATCAGAGAAAAATTTATCTTATCAGTACCTTAATTATTCGTTCGCTTAACTATATTTATTAAAACAAGGAACAAAAATCTATACAATATGTCAGACAAAAAGAACTTCGGATACTTAGGAAATACTTTTCAAATTCAATTACTAAATAACATAATTACTTACAAAGATTTCTCTAATTCCATAATTGAAGTTATTGATCCTCATTATTTTGATAACCAATATTTCAAGATTATTTGTCAAATGATCAAAGAATATTATTCAAAATATGAGCATACACCGACATTTGATACCCTTGAACAATTGACTAAGTCAGAAATTAGTTCACCGATGGCTCAAAAGAGCGTTTTAGACACATTAGATCAGGTTAAGAACGTCTCAGACGAAGGTTCAATCTTTGTTCAAGAAAAGTCCCTTAAATTCTGTAAACAACAAGAACTCCAAAAAGTAATGACCAAGGCTCAATCAATCATAGACAAAGGTGATTTTGAGAGTTACGATAAGTTAGAAGAAATGGTAAGGGGAGCACTTCAAGTTGGTGAAGTTGATAAGGGTACTACAGATGTCTTTTTTAATATTGATGAGGTATTGGATGACGACTACAGACACCCAATTCCGATTGGAGTACATGGTATTGACAACCTATTAAAAGGTGGTCTTGCTAAAGGTGAAATTGGTGTTATTTTGGCACCAACCGGTGTTGGTAAATCCACGTTCACAACAAAGATTGCTAACCACGCATTTAACTTAGGGTATAATGTTCTTCAGATATTCTTTGAAGACAACCCAAAAATTATCCAAAGAAAACACTTTACACTTTGGACAGGGATACATCCCGACGATCTTTCTGAAAATAGAAAAGAAGTTACTGAAAGAGTCAAAGAAATTCAGTCAACAAGAAAAAATAAGTTGATTATGAAAAAATTGGCATCTGATACCGTAACTATGAATCAGATTAAAAATCAGGTTAGAAAAATGATTGCCGAAGGGATAAAGATTGATATGATTATTTTAGATTATATTGATTGTGTGGTTCCTGACAAAATGTTAGGTGATGAATGGAAAAGTGAAGGATCGGTAATGCGAGGATTTGAGGCAATGTGTCACGAGTTGGATATTGCAGGATGGACCGCAACACAAGGTAACAGAAATTCAATATCATCAGAGGTTGTAACAACAGATCAAATGGGTGGTTCTATTAAAAAGGCACAAGTTGGACACGTTATTATCACGGTCGCAAAATCATTACAACAAAAAGAAATGAACTTGGCAACAATCGCAATCACAAAATCAAGGATCGGTAAAGATGGGATTATATTTGAGAACTGTAAGTTTGACAATGGTATGTTAGAGATAGATACAGAACAAAGTGTAACATTCCTTGGCCACGAGGAACAAAAAGAAGAAAAGAATAGGAACAGAATTAAGGAGTTGTTAGAAAGAAAAAAACAAAAAGAACAACAAGAATCTTAAAATAAATTATTAAATTTGAATAAAATGGATATTTCGCAAAAAATATTAAGTGACATTACTGTCTTTATGAAATACGCTAAGTTTCAACCTGAATTGAACAGGAGAGAGACTTGGGAAGAGTTGGTAACACGTAACAAAGAGATGCACCAACGTAAGTACCCTCACATCAAAGATGAGATAGAGGAGGTATATAAAATGGTATACAACAAGAAAGTATTACCATCAATGAGATCATTACAATTCGGTGGCAAACCAATTGAGATTTCACCAAACAGAGTCTACAATTGTGCATATATGCCAATTGACCATGTGGATGCATTTTCTGAAACAATGTTTTTACTTTTAGGTGGAACAGGAGTTGGATACTCAGTTCAAAAACACCATGTTGAAAAACTACCAGAAATAAAAAAACCAAACCCTGAAAGAACAAGACGTTACTTAATTGGTGACTCTATTGAAGGATGGGCAGACGCCATTAAAGTATTGATGGAATCGTATTTAGGTTACAAATCGTCAACACCTGTATTTGATTTTTCAGATATTAGACAAAAAGGGGCGAACCTTGTAACATCAGGTGGAAAGGCTCCAGGACCTCAACCACTAAAAGATTGTATCCACCACATAACAAAAGTGTTGGATAACAAAAAAGATGGGGAAAGATTATCACCAATTGAAACTCACGACATTGTTTGTCATATTGCAGATGCGGTATTGGCTGGTGGTATAAGAAGAGCAGCACTTATCTCATTATTCTCAGCGGATGATGAAGAAATGATATCTTGTAAGTCAGGAAGTTGGTGGGAACAAAATGCGCAAAGAGGTAGAGCAAATAACTCGGCAGTACTTCTTCGTCACAAAATAACAAAAGAATTCTTTATGGGTCTTTGGAAACGTATTGAGTTATCAGGAGCAGGTGAACCTGGAATCTACTTATCAAATGATAAAGATTGGGGAACTAATCCATGTTGTGAAATCGCACTAAGACCATTCCAATTCTGTAACTTATGTGAGGTAAATGCTTCAGATATCGAATCACAAGAAGATTTTGAAAAAAGAGTTAGAGCAGCGGCATTTATTGGTACATTACAGGCGGGATACACAGACTTTCATTACCTAAGAGACATTTGGAAAAGAACAACTGAAAAAGATGCTCTTATTGGTGTTGGTATGACAGGTATTGGTTCAGGCGTTGTATTGGGTTATGATATGAAAAAGGCATCTAAATCGGTTAAAGAAGAAAACGAAAGAGTTGCAACACTTATAGGAATTAACAAATCTGCAAGAACAACAACGGTTAAACCATCAGGAACATCATCTTTAGTGTTAGGTACATCATCAGGTATTCACGCTTGGCATAATGATTATTACCTAAGAAGAATCCGTGTTGGAAAAAACGAATCAATTTATTCATACCTTGCAATTAATCACCCTGAGTTGATTGAAGATGAATACTTTAGACCACACGATACTGCGGTAATTACTATTCCACAAAGAGCACCTGAAGGTTCAATTGTTAGACATGAGTCAGTATTTCAGATGTTAGAAAGAGTTAAAAAAGTATCTCAAGAATGGATTAAACCTGGTCATAGAAACGGACAAAATACTCACAACGTATCGGCAACAGTTTCAATTAAAGAAGATGAGTGGGAATTAGTTGGTGATTGGATGTGGAATAATAGAGACTTTTATAACGGACTTTCAGTATTACCATACAACGGAGGAACTTACACACAAGCACCTTTTGAAGATTGTACAAAAGAAGACTTTGAAAGATTAGTTAAATCATTAACAGATGTTGATCTTACAAAAGTTATTGAGTTACAAGATAACACTGACCTACGAGGAGAAGCTGCGTGTGCCGGTGGAGCATGTGAAATTGTATAAGTCATGAAAGTACAATGGGGAAATGATATAACGCTAACATACCAAGTATTGTTGGCGTTTTATAATCAAAGAAAAACTAACTAAAATGAATGTAGGAGCATCAAAAGATTGGATACAACAACAATACGTTAGAGAGTTTGGACCAAAACTTCAACCAACTGAATTTTATTATGATAGTCAAGGTAGAATGGTCATGACAGAAAATTATCATATGAAACGTGGTAAATGTTGTGGTAATGGATGTTTACATTGTCCATACGAACCAAGACACGAAAGAGGAAATACAAACCTAAAAGAAAAATCACTGAGTAATCAGTGATTTTTTTTATTTATATAAAATTATACCAGGTTATATTTATTAGATATGGCAGATGGGGTAACATATGGTATAATATTTCCTTTTAGACAAAGTATTGAGGGTAAGTTCTTAGCGCTTTCAGAAGAAACAGATGAAGAAATAAGAAGTAATTTAATTCATCTATTATTAACAAGAAAAGGTAGTAGATATTTTTTACCGGATTTTGGTACTAGATTATATGATTTTATATTTGAACCACTTGATGGTGAAACGTTTGATAGTATCAGAGGAGAAATAGAAGATTCAGTTAATAAGTATATACCAAATTTAACAATACAAAACATATCAATAGAACCATATATAGATTCAGAACCATCTTTAGGGGAACTTTCCTCAGAACAATTTGACATTCCGATATACCGAGTACCTGGAGCAAACACTGAAGAATATACAGCAAAGGTTAAAATAGAATATATTGACAACTCAAGTGCTTTTGGATCTAGAGAATTTGTAATTATAAATATTTAATATATATGGCTAATAAAAAAATATCATATACAGAGAGAGACTTTGAAGGTATAAGACAAGAGTTAATTAATTATACACAACAGTATTACCCTGAACTAATCCAAAACTTTAACGATGCTTCGGTATTCTCAGTATTAATGGATTTAAATGCTGCGGTTACTGACAACCTACATTTTCATATAGATAGAAGTATACAAGAAACTGTTTTACAATATGCACAACAAAGATCATCTGTTTTTAATATTGCAAGAACTTATGGTTTAAAAATACCAGGTTTAAGACCTTCAGTGACTATTGCTGATATTTCTATAACTGTTCCTGCCGCGGGAGACTCTGAAAATACATCTTATCTTGGTGTTTTGAGGGCTGGATCTCAATTTGGAGGTGCTGGTACTATTTTTGAAAATCTTTATGACATTGATTTTTCTTCTGACTTTAACATTGAGGGGTTTGTAAACAGGACTAAAGTACCTACTTTTGATCAAAACAATAACATAGTAAATTATGTAATCACAAAAAGGGAGGTTTTAGTTAACGGATCAACTAAAATATTCAAAATAGTTATAAATCAAAACAATGTTGTACCATTCTATAATTTTTTCTTACCTGAAAAAAATGTATTAGGGGTAACATCAATCATACAAAAAGATGGTACCTCTTATCAAAACACGCCAACATATTCTGAATTTAATTCAGCAGAAGGTAGATGGTATGAAGTTGATGCCTTAGTTGAAGACACCGTATTTATTGAAGACACAACAAAACCTGTGGATTCTACGGGGGTAAAGGTCGGTAAATATATAAAAACAGATAATAGGTTTATTACAGAATATACACCAGAAGGGTTCTTAAAAATTCAATTTGGTGCTGGTACAACAACACCGAATGAACAACTACAGCAGTTCACTAGAACTGGAATCCCATTGAAATTACAAAATTACCAAAATAATATTGGTTTAGGTTTGACCGTAAAACCAAATACGACACTATTTGTTCAATATAGAGTAGGTGGTGGTGTTGTTTCTAACATAGGAGTCGCGGCAATTAACCAAGTATTAACATCGGATTTATATGTGAACGGTCCATCTGATAGTATAAATAGAAGTGTGACACAATCATTAACGGTTAATAATGTAACCGCTGCGATTGGTGGAGCAAACCAACCATCAATTGAAGAAGTTAGAAACATGGTTACGTTTAATTTTGCATCACAAAGAAGAGCGGTGACAATTAATGATTATAAATCCTTGATAGATACTATGCCTGGTAAATACGGAGCACCAGCAAAAGTTTCGATAACAGAAATTGATAATAAAATATCTGTTAAAATATTATCGTATGATAATACTGGAGTTTTAACGCAAACGGTATCAAATAACCTAAAAACAAATTTAGCAACCTACCTGTCAAAATACAGGATGATAAACGATTATATATCAATAGAGGTTGCAAAAGTTATAGATCTTGAACTTGAATTTCTTGTTGTTTTAGATAATCCCGGATCCCAATCTGAGGTGATAACACAATTAATTAATCAAGTTAGTAATTATATGAACCCAGTAAATAGAGAACTTGGTCAAAATCTAAATGTGTCTGATTTAAGAAGATTAGTCCAAGATATTGGAGGAGTAAATACGTTAGCAGAAATCAGAATTTATAACAAAGTTGGGGGTCAATATTCTTCTTCAGAAACATCACAAAGATATGTTGATACAACAACAAAACAAATTGAATTAGTTGATGATACTATATTTGCTGAACCTGACCAAATCTATCAAATTAGATTCCCAAGAAAGGATATTAAGGTTAGAGTAAAAAACCTTTCAACCGTAGACTTCTCATAAGATTATTTATTTTGGTAATACTCTTGTTATTTTTAAAATAACTAACATAACTATTTATCAACAAAGAGCATTATGTCTAAAAATTATAGATTAAGAACAACACCAGGTATAGATAAAAACATAAGAATTAAAGTAGATCAAGATTTTGATTTTATTGAAATATTATCATTAAAATTAAAACAATCTGACGTTTATACAAGATTTTGTGCCGATTATGGTGTAGTTGCTGGAAGAGTTATTGCAAATGGCGGGTATGGGGTACCAAATGTAACAGTTTCGGTATTTGTACCACTTTCAGTTGAAGACTCTGAAGATCCCGTCATCTCAACATTATACCCATATAAAACTTTAACTGACAAAAATGAAGATGGTTATAGATATAACCTTTTACCGTATGTTAAAGAATATGGAGGACACAACCCAACAGGGACTTTTCCTGATAGAGAGGATGTTGTAAGTAACAGTACAGTATTAGAGGTTTATGAAAAATATTATAAATACACAGTTAGAACTAACGATAGTGGTGACTTTATGATTGTCGGAGTTCCATTAGGACAACAAATAGTTGTGATGGATATGGACGTATCAAATATTGGTTGTTTTTCTTTAAGACCTGCCGATCTTATAAGAATGGGTATGGGTAGTGAAGGACAATTTGAGGGGTCATCTTTTAAATCATCACCTGATTTAGATTCTTTACCACAAATAGTTAATGAAAAGAAAGAAGTTGAAGTAACTTCGTTTTGGGGTGATGATGAGTTATGTAATATTGGTATCACAAGAGTGGATTTTGATTTGAGGGATTTAGGAATTCAAATTGAACCTCAAGCAATATTCATGGGATCAATGTTTTCAACAACAGATGAAGATGCGTTACAAACTAATTGTAAACCAAAATTTGATACAGGAAATCTTTGTGATTTGGTTACGGCACCTGGTACCATTTTAGCTATCAGACAAACAATATATACCGACGCGGGAGGATACCCAATATTAGAACAGCATAAACTACCTGAAGGTGGAAACTTAATAGATAGTGACGGGACATGGTTAATTGAAATGCCAATGAATTTGGATTACGTCACAACAAACGAATTTGGAGAACAAATAATTTCAAACGACCCTAAAGTAGGTATACCAACTAAGGCGAAATATAGATTTAAAATTCAATATCAAAACGAAGGATTTGCCGCATCAACACAAAGAGCGGATTATTTGGTGCCAAATATAAGGGAATATGGTTGGGATTCAGATATTGATGCGAACGGACCTACAGATGATACATTACAAAGACAATCATACGCATTTAGTTTAGATTGGACAGATTACGGAGATACAGGAACAACCATAGGTCAAAAAATGATTGCAGATGCAATAAATTGTGAAGACAAGTTTTTTGAATTTAATTATAATAGAGTTTACACCGTTTCAAGTTTTATCGATAGGTGGAAGTGGGGATACAACAGATCAAGACATTTAGGTATAAAAGAAATTACAAATAGGGAGTGCTCAACAACAACAAATAGAATGCCGGTTAATGATGGTGTAAGGAATTTTGATTTAATATTTTTCTTATTTAATTTAGTTATAACCATTTTTTCTCCATTCGCTTTTGTTTTAATACCTTTGATGCATTTAATTGCAAAGTTTTGGCCTATTGCAAAATGGGCGTTAGCTATTGGTATACCAATTCTATTAGGTTATTTAACTGTATTTTTTGTTGGTGCGGCTATTGGTGCTTTTCCAGCCATTGGTTTAATGATTTTATCTGCAGTCACGGCCATTATTTTTGGTTTAGCCACCGCATTTTTTATCATAAAGGTTAGTCCATTAATTGTTAACACATCAAGTCTTAACGGTATTAGTTTACCGTCTATGACATATCCCGATTGTGAGGCCTGTTCGTGTGAACCACAATCATTGAACTTGGAACAGATTGTTGGTGACGGAACAAGCGGTACTCTATCAGTTATTACTGTTAGGGAAAGTCAAATTTACACAAGAAAAAATTCATCATTTTTATGTGACGTTAATTCTAATACCTTTTGGGGTAATACTCCAAACGAATCTAATTGTGCTGATGATGATTGTAATAATAGTGATGCTTTTTGTGAAATGAGAACGGATACTTACGCTGGAGGACCAAACGCCGAATCACAAAAATATACATTAAATGGTTATGGAATTAAATATGCGATCGCTGGATACCCAAATTTGTTAACACAAGGTACACCAATAAATAGATGTTTTTGGGGATCAGGACAAATCATACTTCAAAAGGATATCACCTACTCACACAGGTTAAATTTAGCCAATATTAGACAAAGGTATTTTGATAATCCATCATATTTTTCAAATGTAATAACCACAACGGTTGATAATGATGGGTACCCATCGGACCCATTTACCGATAATGTTATTGTTTTACTTTGCGATTCTAATACGGTGGATAATTTACCTGCAGGTTCATTAATTAGTTTTAATAATCCAGATAATGTGAATGATAAAAATATTAACGGTTTTAATGTAAGTGGAGTTACGGAAAACCAATTCGGAAGCAATTCAATTACAGGAACATCCTTACTTACAACCACAATCGTTCAAAATTATATAAAACCAGATGCGACCAGTGGAACTGCAAATTTAACTATAACCGGATCTACAACCGAAAGAGAATATAAATACAAAGGAGGTATGGAGTATTTTCAGGTAATTACTGGTATGACCATCCAACAATCAGAAACATTTACAACGACAACCAATCAAAACTATATGAGATTTTTCTTTTTAAATGCGAGACAAAGGATATCGTATAGAAAAAGTTGTGGTACTGAACCTGCGGTTGAATCTTTTATTAATCCATTACAGGTGAATGGAAACGAATATAAAAATTTAAATGTTATATTTTTAGTTAGGGGTGTTGATCCATTTACCGAAAAACAAGTTATTAAATACGACATATCAAAATTATTTGGGAGATCACCTAACACACACGTAGTGAGAGGTAATTATCATTTAAATATACCGATACAAGAGAATAGTGGAAATTTAAGTGCTGATTGGTGGATAAATAAAAAGACTCCCGAATCACACGAGGTTGGATATCAATTTTCTAAATTATACCACAAACCTTTTAATTTTAGGCCTGACCCCATATTATATTCTGCGTTTACCACAAACACAATACAATATTATTCGTCGTTAGATAGAAAAAGTACCTTATATGGTGGGTATTCGGTATCTAATACTGACACATATGACTGTAATGATAATCTACCGTATAACCTTAGTTCTGCCGGATTAACCCCTATATTTTTAAGAGGATTAAACAATAATGCCCCATATAATATGTGGTATGATACTGGATTAAGTGATGTTCCGTCAGTCGGAAACCCAAATAATAGTTATCTTCTTAGGTACATGACTAGTAGTAATACAGAGGCTATTACACGACAAGGAAATGTGGAAGGAGGGTCTTTTATGTTTACAGACATACCAAATAATCAGTTACATAAAAGGTTGGATCTTGGTAATGAAGGAACTGTAGAAACCTTTATGAACGGTAACTGTGCCGGATCAAATACCGATTGGAACAACATTAAACATTTTAGAGGACCTAGATTATTTGCCCCATCGTACCAACAAACAAGCCCAAATCTATCCGTAAATATAGCATTTGACCAAACTGTGAACAACGCAAAAATGATCATTAGATCTGACCGGTTACCAACATCCGATAATGTCCAAACAAATTATAATAATAGATACGCTTTATACCAAAATGATAATTTTACAATATATAGGATTTTAGATAATGGTGAAGTTACACAATTAGGTGGTAATCAAACGGATTATACCGGTAATTCGGACGATTATAGTGAAGACGCAATTTCAGGAACAACATCAGTACTAGCAACTTTTAGTTGTGAAGGTATGGTTCCACTACCGTGTTATAGTGGTTCAGGTGATAATTTTGGTGTAAAATCACCTTGTCCTGAAAACGAAAACCCGACAAGAATAACTAAGGGTTGTTATAAGTTAATTCAAGAACCATATTTAACAGAAGGAGCTATTTTAAGAGACTACAATAATTTCTTTGAATGGAAATCAAGATTCAGGTTGTTATTTGGTGCATGTAGAGGAGTTATCAGTCAGGTGTTTCAAAACAACTGGGTTAATGGTACTCTTTATTCTTATGCGTTTAAAAAGAAAACAATATTTGACGCTCAAAATAATCCAAAAAAATATGTGTTTTGTGGATCAAAAGATTTTGATTTAGTTCCTGGCAGACAAAACCAAGGTCCTATTTATTTAGATGATCAAACAAACACTTTCTATTATAGATCAACACCATATGTTTTACAACAAAACGGAACAAATGTTAATGGGTATTTTATAGGACAAAGACCACAATTATATGGGACTAATATTAAAAATATATATGGTAAAGGATCTAACGAAAGGAATTTACATTTCCCTACCACTATGATGGATTTAGGACCAAGAGATCAATTCGCAAAAGAAATATGTTTAAATCCTCAATTAGAAAATTATTTAGTTGAGACCGTCCAATCAACATCATTTAATGATACAAGTGATCTACTTTTATTGTTTATAGTGTCAAGATTAGTTAATACAGGTTTTTGGGAGTTGGCTCTTAGTAGAGGTGATGCATCAATTAACCAACTTTTTTCAAGATCAGATGATAGAATTGATGGCGATGTGGCTCAAATGTTTAGTATTAATTCAGAATATGGGATCATACCATTTAATGAACAATTCTACGGAAATGATGATATAGTTTTAGGAACACCTAATGAGATATTTTATGGTGTGTTGTTCTCAGCAATTACACAAAATAGAGTCGCATTAACTCCAGGATTCGCCACTTTTGGGAATGTCCAACAACTTGTAGGGTACCCTAAAACACAAGTAGTCCCTATGTATAATTGGGAGATAAGAAACGACCAAGGACAAGCAACAATCAATACAAGTACCATATTTGGAACCGAAAAAAATGATTGGTTGACGGATTTTCCAAATATTGGAACATTACCACCAATGTATTCTGCGCCGTATCAAAACATGTCATTTACAGGTGCAGATTACTTTAAAGCGACAAACGGACCAAGTACTGGATATATTTTCAACTATAATAATTTAGGTGAAAGAGATTATGTATGGACAAACCCAAGTAATCAAAATAAAGCAAATTTTGTTGTAGGTGCCCCGTATCATTTTTATTTTGGTCTTGGTAAAGGAAAAACCGCATTAAACAGATTTATAACTAAGTATATTATAGGTACTGAATAGAATGAGAAAACAAGATGAGATAAGAATAGTTTTAGGTAACAAGCGTTTTGCTGGTTCGTCTAATCAACCTGTGCAAATACAATTACCCCTTATTGGTGAAAGACGTGAAATGGTACAAGGCGACCGAGCCACTTTAATAAACCTTAGAGAAATATTTGATAGTGAAAGACAAAATTCAAGTATTTTTAGATTGAATGGTAAAATTGTAAATATTTTTGATAATGTAATTTCAGGAAAAACAGATTATACACCATTTAAAGACTATCTTTATTATTTAGATCCCGTTAATTCTATTAATACTGGTGTATGGAAAGGATATCCACAATACGATGAATTTTCAATCATAAGAGATAGTGCAATACCCGGACATGTTAGTTTTGTGCCAAAAAGTGCAACAACATATAATTGGATGACATATGTATCATACGCATTTAGTAGTACAACCGCACAAACAATGTCTTTTGTTGATGAGGATTTTAATGTAACAAATGCTAATTTTAATGTTGCGGACGGAATACCTTTTATTATAAAAAACAAAACTCAAAATGGAAAAAATTTAGTTTATTTTTATTGTGCAACAAACCATAATTTAACTGTAGGTCAGTATGTCAAATTAAATATAACAATAGACGGGAAAAACACATTTCAAGTTTATAGTTTAGGTGATGACACATATAGGTCTGAACTTAGGGTTTTTGCGATATATAATTTAAAGTTTCCTGATAACGATATTATTGACGGAACTTATGGGAATTTTAAAAGAATAGTAGATTTAAATAATACTGGAGATACGACTTCTAGATACTATGTTAGGTTACATAAAATTTTAACATCAAATAATGAGACATTTTTAACAAAAATGGCCTTTGAAAATAACGCATTTCCTATTAAAAGAAAATTGGAGTATTCCGCATTGACACCAAATAACCAACAAAGAATTTCAGTTAAAGACGGCACGCAAAGTTATGGGTTTACAGTTAATAAAGATATTGACACATTTAATTTATTAGATAATAACGGAAAACCCATTACCGAACTTTTTGTTACAATAGTGAATAGAGGTTACATGGGATGGTTTAATAAACCACCACAATCTTTACAAAGATCAATTGACATAGGGTGGGAATTTAACTTTTTACAAAATACAACAGACCCCTGGTGGAATCATACATCAACAGATAACAAAGAAAACATAACAGTAAGTTCGTATCAAATGGCCGGATTCACTTTTTATTATAATAATTTTTTGAACGTTGATGATGTTATTAAAGGTGATTTTTGCGAATACAATGATATTGAACAAAAAGAATACGTGTTATCACCAATATACCATAAGTACTCATACAATCCTGATGTTTTTAATATATCACAACCAATACCTGCTAATTTTGGTCAGGCAATTGCAGTTGCTGTTTCAAATTATACGAACACCGTCTTATACCCCCCAGGATATCTTTATAAACCGCATTATTCAATACCTATAAGAACTTTTAGTGAATATATTGAAAACGCATCTTTAGAAGAAATAGATAATGTTCCGTTTCATTCTTTTTATTCTGATAATAACGGACAATTTTATTGGAGAGACATTTATAACTATGGGTTTGTTGATAGCGAAGGTTTTGGGTTAGATATACCATTCATGAACGGAGCACATTACCCGTTTAAAACAATAAATTTCATACACTTTCCAACTAAAAGAAACACATCTTTTATTTATAATGAAATAAATCTTCCAACAACAGACACTTGTGAATAATAAATATTTTAGAAAAACAATCACGGATCAGGATCAATATTTAGATATTCCTTTGGAAATCAATTTTGATATGCTTGGAAGAGAAGATGGCGTTGCTAGTTTTGAAAACGAAGTAATTTCTGAAATATTAAACCCAATATCTGATTTTGAAATAACAAAGTTTGCACACTCGGATTGGCAGTTTAATTTTACGATTCAAACACCATTTGGACCTACAAACATAAATTTAGAAGGGACGAATGTTAATTACGAGTTTTATTTTTTTGATTATTTAACAGGTGTGACCGCATCAACAACAACAAATTGGGCAACAGATTATGAAAATGCAACATTTACTGATAGTGAAATTTATTATTTTGCAAATTCATTCAAAGGAAGTTTTTTTAAATTAGATTTTTATGATTCACCACAAAATGAAAATCAAACAATATTATTAAGTATTATTTTACCAACACAACAAGGATTAAAAGAACCTGGTACAATAGGCCCACCACTTAATCAAACAAATGTTCAAGTAAAAAAACCAAAATTTGTATTAGATTATACGGGTGCAGATAAAGAAGGGTTTTATGTTTATTGGTTAAAAGATAAAAATTATTTGAACATAACTGAATTTTATGTTAGTGCTAAATTTTTTAATGCAAAAACAGGACAATTTGTTAGAATGATGAATAGACCACAATCAACCTTTATTGGACAAAATATGTTCAACTTAGACAAACCACTATATTTTTATTACAAATATGTGTTAGATTATAATACAAACGAATATAAAGTTTATACATATAATAATAATTTTCAGAACGCACAAAGAGTCGGAACAGGTATTTTACCTATAAAATGGTATGAGTATGTTAATCCATAATGGAATCAGAAAGAATTAATATAGTAATTTCTCCGGAAGTTTTAAGTCGTGATATATTTGATATAACATACAATGGAATCACTTTTGGGGTGTATTCTGGTTTGTCACAAGTGTTAAGTGGAGGTACAAATGGTGATTCACTATTAACCGGACTAACAATCCCTGTCTTATTTACGCAATCCTATAATGATTTAGGTTATTATAGTGAGTTTGATGGTTTTACTAACCAAATAGATGTTGTAACAAACTTTGTTATATCTGGTAACCCATCATCTCCTTACGATGTTAGACTTTATAATAGTGCGGGTTATACATATAACAGTTTTTTAGAATTATCACAATATAAAGTAGATTGGGGTGACGGGTTAGTCAGTCAATATTTGAGTGTTAATCAAAGTAGTTTAAACCACACGTATTCACCAACTCCACAAACATATACAGTAAAAATGGTTCAAAGCAATCCTTGGGGTATCACTGAAATACAAAAATCAATAACATTACCATTTACTGGTGTTACAATTGATAATGAATTAGGTAATATAACATTTACACAACAAGGAGGTAATTGGTCAGGTATACCAATTAGTTATAATTACATTTTTACGGGAGACAGTGAAAATAATATTCCTTCACAAATATCAAGTTCATATCTACAAGTACCTTTTGTGGTTTCAGGATATACTAACTCAAGATTGGATCTTCTTAGAAGATGGGGACCTAATCCCTACACTGTAGGTTATGTGGTAACTCCGATAAAAGGAGTGATAGGTTACGTTACTGAAATTAACTCAACCTACACCGCATACACTGTTAATGATATTAATTACGTTGATTTTAATAATGGTAAAACATTATTTTTAGTGAATTCTTCAGGTTTAACCACCAACGATATTGTAGTTTCTGCAATAACTAAAGACGAAATACTTTTAGATTTTGTTATGGATCCGGAAATACAATCTGATGTTTTTGTTGAGAGGGGAAAATACAGTGCAGTTGAGGGGTTACAAAGACTAGGTGAGGTAGACAATTTAGGTGATTTAATAAGATATGGATATGGTTATTTTAAAATCAATAACACATAAAAAACAATATAAACTCTATTTATAAATAAAAAATGGCATTAGGAACATACGGTACAGTTAGACCCGCAGATGTGTCACCACAAGACGTTGACATCATACTGAATTACACCCCATCAAGGGATGTGACAAACAATTTTGTGTTAAAAAAATTAAATAGTGCAAATATTCTAACACCATATTTTCACAACTCACAAACAGGTGGGGTTGCCGGTAAAGAAATTTTAGGTGGATTATATAATTTAAGGTTACCAGCAAACGAGTTTAATCAAATTGGTATCTACACTTTATATATAAGACCTGCAGAAATAAGAACAACAATCACTGATTGTGGGGTATTATCCGCTTTACCAAACGTAAAGGGTATTATTGTTGATTTAAATGATGTTCCCGTTGAGTTTAGAAATAAATTTACCGCACAAGGATTAGTTGGATTCAGAGTTGAGTATTTAAATTCTGACGGTACAAAAATCCCTAATTTTTATAGAATAATTACATCTTCGTTTTTTTGTGAACCAGTTGTAACTGACCAAACTAATACATCTCAAAAATCAATAAGATATAGATATTTGGATACGGGAAGTGATTTATTATTTTGTACTTTATCACCATCTGCTTCACCAACTAATAAACCAAACGCGACACCATTTATTGGACAGCCAAATCAAGAAATAATAATTAGTAATACTTTCTTCAACCCTTTCACAATTGATATACAAATTGCTGAACATGATATTGACACATTGGCAATTGCACTTTATGGTAATCAAACTAAGAGTATTGAAGATGGTATATATACTCTTTATGATACTGCAGGAAATATTTACAAACAATACAACTTATTTGAAGTTAGAGACACATTTAATGAGTTACTATACGAAGTAAGACAAGATAGAGGTTTGAATATTGATTTTAGTAAAAACTTTACAAATATTATTAGTTAATGGCTAAAACAAAATTCATATGTCCAACACCACCACCCGTAGGTTCGGGTACTTTCTCTGACGATTTAGTTGGTGTACAATTAGTGTCAGGTGGTGGATTAACACTTGGAAATTTTCAGTTTACAAGTTCTGTTTATGAAAAAGTAAGTAGAACTTTTAGTACTGGAATTTTTTCAGATCCATTTAATTTGGAAACCCTTAATATTGAAAATTTAGAAGAAACAAAAAAAATAATTGAAAAAAACTTTAAGGTTTATCCTAACTTTGACTTATCTCAGATTACTAGTTTTTCTTTATATGGTTCTTTAAGTAAAAGAATTTCTTCTTCAGTTAATAAAGTAATTAACTATTTTCCGGCAGGTATTGAAGTAAATTTTGCAAATTTAATATTTGAAACAGGAAACACCGCATATAACATATCTTATGATGTTATTGATAATGAAACAACTTTTAACATGGATTCTAAGTTCTTTAGAAACCCGTTTGATATAGACTTTTCAAAAAATGCAAAAATTAACGTAAAAAATAGACCAATAACCGTTTCTAAATACAGAGACATTACTTCTAATTTTCAAGATTTTGCACTATACGTCTCAAACATTGATACTGAGTATGTGGTGGTAGATTTTATACCAACAGATACGATAACAGGGGGGACTATAACGGTTACTGTAAAAGGAAAACCATTTTCATCTACAACCACAACACAAACTTTATTACTAAAACCGAATAATTTAGTCACAGAAAAGTTGTTTCAAGATAATTTTGATGAGGTTGAAGATTATCTACTAAATAGATATACCCTACCAAAATATACAGCTAAATTTACTTATCCTGAATATGATAGTAACGGTAATTATATTTTAATAAATAAAAATATAACATGGAAACTTGACGGTATTTGGAATTTAGATATTAGGACAGATAAATTTGATCAGTATTTGACCGAGTTACAAATAGTAACAGAAAAATTAGACGAATATAAAACAAATCTTATTAGTAGATTCCTAATCTCAGGGTCTCTTAAAGAATTTGATACAACTGATCAAAAAATAGAAAAGACATTACAAATTTATGGTAGAAGTTTTGATGAGACAAAAAAGTTTATAGATGCCTTGGCAAATATAATTTCAGTTAATTATATTGTTAAAAATGACATTCCATCCGCGCTATTGGCGAATTTAGCTGCGACATTAGGAATAGACCCAAACATTTCACCAATAACAAACGATTCTTTATTAGAATCAATTTTTACGACGACTAATGATACGATTTACCCTGGACAATCAAAAGAAGATACGCCGGCAGAATTAAACTACCAATACTATAGAAATTTGATTTTAAATGCTGGATTTTTGTTTAGATCAAAAGGGACAAGGACATCAATAGAGTATATAATGAGAATGATTGGTGCCCCCGAAGCTTTAGTGGAATTCAATGAGTATATATATTTGGCAGACCAAAAAATACCGTTAGATGATTTTTATGAAAATTATGCTAGAATATCAGGTGGAACTACTTTTATATCAGTACCAACTTTAGATACTACTAATATATTTTCAATTTTAGGGACTCAATTTACTGGTTTCACAAGTTCGGGAGTTATAAGGTCAACATTACCCGACTTAAATAATTACCCGATAAATATTGATACGGGATATCCGGAATCACCAATTGAAAACGACTCATTCTTTTTTCAAAAAGGTGCTGGTTGGTTTGAATCAACGCCAGAACATAGATCAACAGAAGAAATTGATTTTACATTGTCTAATTTTACGGTATCACCATCAATAATTGTAACAAAATTAAAACCATTTACATACGGACAGGATTATTTAAAAAGATATGAAAAATTTCCAACAATGAATCTTGGTTACGGGTTAACAAAAACAATAGATAATAAAAAATCTTGGAAAAAAGACGAGGTTGGATTAAGAAAAAACACACAAAGTTCTGCACCAACAAACTATTTGTTAGAAAATGAAGGACAAGTTATAAACGTAAAAAATATGGAGTTATATCTTAACATGGGACAAGGTATAACTTATGATATTTGGGAAATGTCCTCAAGATACGGATACCCAATCCCAAATTCAGGATTAACTGCTCCATACCCATCACCAGGTTTTAATGATTGGACCATAATAGACCCCAAACCAAATAAAAAAACGTTTTTTGAGTTCGCTCAAACTTTTTACAATAATTTAATTAATGTAAGAAATAGACAAACAATATCAGATGGAAAAACAGGAGG